CCCCTATGAAAAGAGGGGAAAGCCACCGCCGCCAGCGAGACGGCACGCATCCTCTGCGATGGCTGTTTTAAAAATCAAATCCGAACATTCTCAAAAGGACTCGACTGTGATATTCATCTTGTCCACCGCTGATATGTGAGCGGTTTTTAATTCCGTGGATGTGCATCCAGTCGCTGCCTGTTTCAATCTCAACCTCTTGCTGTCTATCTCCGTAGCCAAATGGTGCGTAGCTCAAAACAGCACGCGCTAGTGTCTGAACTTGATTAGCAGGCACCTTGTTGATGAGAATTTCTCCGTTTCTGTTTAAAATGCGCGCGATTTCATGATAAAGATTATCTACCGTTTCATCACATACCGGTTTTGAGTTTAAATTGATAATTATTAATTTTCCAAGTTCCATTGGGATTCCTCCTAAAAATGATTATTTTTAATGTCTCCCCCAGGGGAGAGAAGCAACCCGGGGAGTTGAACCCCGGCAGTGCGCCGCCTTCAGCGATTGCTTTTTAATCATGCCCATTCAATGCGTTTTAATTCACCGGTTCTCGTGCTGTGGTACCAGTTCTTACCGCTTACACTGAACGTCAGCTCGAACCATGTACATCTGTTCTCATGTTCATGGTCGTAGCTACCTTCAAGTACTGCGATTGAGTTTGACGTTGGAGCAAACCCAAACTGATTTTTAAAGGCTGCTCTTATCGTCTTTTTAACATCTTCAAGCTGTAAATCTGTCATAATTGACTACCTCCTTATTTTTGGGTACAGCAAACACATGTTCTGTATCTGCTCTATTTCCCTTTCGTTGATATTATAATATCACGATTATTAGAGAATGTCAACAAGAAAATCACTTTTTTTAGAGATTTTCTTGTTGACAAAACCGCAGCGCCTTAATATAATGTAGTCACTGAGGAGGTGATATATTGATATCTTATAAGATAAATGTTACGGAAGCATTAAAAGAGGCAGGTTTTAATGGCTCGACAGCAAAACAGACCGGGATTTTCAGTCAAAGCACCATGCGGAAGTTCAGAGAGGGTGACACTGGAATAACCCTAGACAATCTTAACCGCTTGTGCTGCATTCTTGAGATGCAGCCACGCGACATCATTAAGTTTACGGAGACTGACGAGGATAGAAATAATATTTTAAAAAACATAAAATAAGTGTTGACATTCTCTAATAATCGTGATATTATAATATCAACGAAAGGGAAATAGAGCAGATACAGAACATGTGTTTGCTGTACGAAAAATTAAAATTCAGGAGGTGTCAAAATGGATTTTAAAATCCAGTGGAGAAGAGAAAACAGAGCTGCCGACCCAGCAGCAGTTATAAAAATTAAAAAAGTTCTCAGGGAGCTGCCAGAACTCCTTGAGAACGACACAATCACAATTAACCCTAGTGATTGTGATTTCATCGAGCGATGCGCAGATGAGTATTGCTCAAAACTCCGTACATTGAAGTACGGATATGACCCAGAGCTGGCGATACGCTGTGTTGTCAGCGACTGGGAACGCAGCGAGTTGGAGGCACTCGGTTTGCAGTAAGCAGTTAGGCAACCGCTGAAGGCGGCGCACTGCCGGGGTTCGATTCCCCGGGTTGCTTTTACCCGGATAACCGGGAATTTAAAATACAGGAGGAGTTAAATTATGACAACGACAGAGTTAGCTAAGTACATAATCGCGGTTGAGGTGCTGGAGAAGGAGCAGGCTCCACTTAAACAGCAAGTAGGAGACCTGCTACACAAGAAGTTCACAGTCGGATTGACGAGAGACGAGCAGGAGCTTCTCACAATGTCCGACAAGGCAAATCAGCAGTATCAACTGATACTTGCTGATCTGAGACATGTGGCAGGGCTGGACAGTATATGCCTGTCGCGTGAAGAGCTTGAAGAAGACCACCGAGCCGTAGAAGAAGCTCATGCCTCAGTGAGTGAGTGGCTGGCAGGATATGGAGAATAAAAAACAAGCCCCGGCGAGGTTAATCGTTCCGGGGCTATTTTCATGCCGTAAAGCGTTTATTAAATTAAATAATAAATGGCTCCTGCCAAGTCACGACCGATTTAATAACGATACCAAGCGACATTAACGGTCAACGCTTCACGGCTCCATTATCGTACACCATTTACAGCACATTGTCAACGTATCACAAATCATATTGATGTATTTTAAGCATTGACAAGTCCACGGCTAACTGGTATTATCATAGACGGGCGAGGGCGACTAACTCATGGCAGTATCGCAGATAGCACATTGACAACCGCATATCTCACACACCTAAAAATTTAGACCAATAACAATCCGTTATGTGGTCTTTTTGTCGTTCTGTTAATATCTTGACAATGTATCTTATTTAATCCCATGTCTTTAAGTTATTTATGTATCGTATATTATTATAAAATTTACTGTCATAGATTAAGAGCCTGAGCCCTTATATTTATTAATATATAGGGCTGCCGGGCACATGGACACAATCTACATCATTACATTAACGTGATAAAATCTGTATACAAACTGTCAACAAAACGTAGCCTAGAGAAGATTAGATAAGATTAGACAAGGTAAGATTAATGAGAATGTGTAAATAAATAATCGGTTTTTTAAAAACGTATATAATTATATACTGTATATGCGATTAGTACCAAAGTACTATGCATAAATACCCCAAAGTTATATTTTATATACTTTATGTATATAGTCATGTCACCAATCATGTGATATGATAATCTCATGTGTGAGAGAGATTAAGATTAAGATTATGATTTGGAGGTGATTATATTATGAGTAACGATAATAATAGTTATGATATTCAGACAATTAGAACTGTAGACGATATGCGTATTATCGCTAGTGATATAGTCACTAATTACTGTGATAGACATGGTATTGATGAAAATGATATATTCCCGTCTATATGGGCTGACATAATTACAGAGTTAAACATATTACTATTTACCCCATGTAATAAAGTACTTAAAAAAGTAGACGGTATTCATAATGAGTATGACATAGACAAAGTTGAATATGTTTATAATTATATATATAAGCGTCTCTGTAATAGTCATTGTCAAGAAGTGACTATTAAGGGATTTTTAGATATGACTGGTATAAATAGACAGACGTTGTACGACTGGTCGAACGGTGTACTTGGTTCTCAGCGTTCCGATTTGGCTAAAAAAATAGCCGAAGATAACGAAGAGAGCCTATTCAACCTGATGAAAGATAGAAGGCTTAATCCTATGAAAGTGTTACCTAAGTTAAACAGATACCACGGTTGGAATATGCCGGGAGCTAGAGCGGAGAGAACGGAGAGAGAAGCCCTTGGAGCTGATGCCCTGATACAGCTTGGACAGCGGCCGAAACCGCTTGAGTTGTCCGATAATAGCACTGTGATTGACAGTGATAGTTGATGTTTCATCACATACAGTTGTCACACAATTCTATACAATTCACAAATGCCCTATTTATAAGGGTTTACGGATATGTGGCTTAATGTCAACTATTCGCAAAAGTTAGGTTTAACGAATAGTTAAGCAAAACAGAATGAAATGATAGCGCTATTGTATGAATTGTTTGAGAATTGTGTATAAACAGACTGATGGCACGGAGCCAGACCGGGTGGGGGTTATATGATTGCCGGATACGCCCCCTCTAAGTCCCGAAAACTCCGACAAAAATAAAAAGCCATGGCATAGATAGGGTAGCTCCCAACAAGCTATAAGCCTTAATAGCTTCTATGCCATTCACAATAAGGCAAATATCAGAAAGGCAGGTATAAGCAATGAATGAGTTAAAGATTTTTGGGAAAAAGGATTTTTGTAAGATAAAGGATTTTCAAAAAGAAAAGCCAAACTCGGTTGTAGGGATTGTATATGTGATAGGATATAACAACAGTTTTTGCAAAATTGGTATGTCTTCGTTGCCGGCAGATAGAACATTGGCTTTACGTCATTATATTTCTGACTATATGCAGATGCCAGTTGACAAGATAGCTATAAGCAGCTGGCACACAAATTACAAGCAAAACGAAAAACTATTACATGAAAATTTTTCAAGTTGTCGTATACCGAATACTGAATTGTTTTCATGTGATATCCAAGAAGTTACTGAATTTATACAAAATGATGGCATCAAGTTTGAAGATGATTCTGAAGAGATTTTGAAGAATATACAAAGAGGTAGCGATGCACTTGTTGAATTTGGAAAAGCTATCATGCGGGGCGATTTTGAGCAGAAAAGCGAAAATACTTTTGATGAAAAATACAATAAAATGTTAAAAGAGTCAAATAAATTAACTGACGAAATCCTTTTTTCGGCGAGGTTTTTAGTTGATAGCTATAAAGAAGCATTAGAAACTCGCATGGAAAAAGAACTGAATGCACTTAAAGGGTATTTTGTTGATAAATGGATACAACACGGACTAATAGATAAAGAAAGTGTTTTTGATTCACAGCAAAAAATGACTGAAAAGCTTTTAATCGGAGGAGTAACAAAATGACAGGCAAAGAATATCAGCAGTTGGCAATGAGAACCAACGATGGACTTAATAGACTGCGTTTAGAGGACGCAATAGCAAATCAGGGTGACATATTAGTATCACAGTTGCTTAATGGAGCGTTAGGACTTACTGGTGAGGCAGGGGAAGTCTCAGACCTTATCAAGAAGGGCATATTCCACGAAAAGGGCATAGACCTTGAACATCTGAAAAAGGAATGTGGAGATGTGATGTGGTACTTAGCAATGATAGCTGATGCGTGCAACTTTACGCTTGATGAAGTCATGCAGATGAATGTTGACAAGCTCAGGGCAAGATACCCGCAAGGGTTTGATACATACAAAGCTAATCACAGGCAGGAGGGCGATATATGATAACGGATTTGGTAGTATTTGGAATTTTATGTATGCTTGAAGCTCCTGCATGGTGCTTCGTGGCAATCGGTATGTCGGTTTTAATCAGGGTAATCAGTTTCGGTATGAACTTAGGTGCTAGACAGTCGGAAAAAGCCTTAGATGAGGCGATAAAGAGGTCGTTGAATGAAATATCAAGGCAGAGAGATAAATGATGAGTGCTCACGTTGTGGCAACATATTTGAATGTGTGCTATTCCTCAAAGGTCACGGCATAGGCACAGAGCGTAAGCATGTGGCAGATATGCTTAGATGTCAATTTGAGCACAAGGAGAGGCACGATGAAACTGATAAAAGAACTTAAACGATTGTTTTGCAGACATGAGTGGAAATATTACAAAGAAGTTTGGACGTTGGGACGCAAAGGGTTTACTGAGATTTGCATTTGCCCTAAATACGGAACAATAATTGATTTTGGGCTATCGCCAAGTGGTAAGGCACAGCACTTTGACTGCTGTATTCGTCGGTTCGAATCCGACTAGCCCAGCTTGGTCATGCAAATGACCATCGGACTTTTAAGTCATGTTGTTTCATAAACTCCACCTATTAGCGGAATGCTGTTAAGAGCCGTCACAAGGCTCGATAGGTTTTCGGGTTTTGTTGCTGTAGTTCCCCAGCGTTCCATAACACGCTAAAAGAATAGCAACAGTGCGGACAACATAAGCCGGGAAGCTTGCGACGCTGCTGATTCTCGCTGTCGCCCAGTCTGCACTTACGGAATATAGTTCAGTTTGGCAGAACGCTCCACTTGGGCTGGAGAGGTCGTAGGTTCAAATCCTGCTATTCCGACTGCCTCGAATGAGGCGCAAAGCAATACCCCTCGGCAAGTAAAACAAAGAGCGGACATGGCGCATTAGTCAAGTGGTTAAGACACCGCTCCTTCACGGTGGAGACGTGAGTTCGATTCTCTCATGCGTCATTTAGGCATAAATTGTCTATTGGCATGTAGCTCAGTTGGTAGAGCAATCGGCTGTTAACCGATGTGTCGTGGGTTCAATCCCCACCTTGCCAGTTAAACTTACGGTAAACACTCTAACATAGGATTGCCGTAAGCGGTATAAAGTCCGTACAAAATTGTACAATGTAGCGGCAAAAGCAATTTTAGGTATGGCGGTTACGCTGTGACTGCCATGCTTGCCAACATGGTGTAATGGTATCACAGCGGCTTGCTAAGCCGTCCAACAGAAATGTTGTACAGGTTCAAATCCTGTTGTTGGCGTTTTCACATACAAGCGAAATGGAAATATAGTTGTTGGCTATCTGTATTTTCCTAAAACCAACCGGTATGTGAGTTGATGTGTGGCGGAAGAGGTAGACGATAATCAGATATACAAGACTTCGCTCGGTGAGACTGCGTAACGATATATGCAAGCAAGATAGCGTGAAACATCCCCTTGATTGGTTGTGAAAGCAATGCTACCCATTATACCAATGGATGCGGATAAGTTTGGAAGATGTTCCCATAGACTTGCACGAAGGGTAAAACGAGGCGTCGGTACACGCCTATTGTATATTATGTGTGGTGCAAATCCACACCGCATCAATCTTTTAATATGGACACTGAATTACGGAGGACTACAATGGATTATTTTGGCATGTATAGAGATATATGGACATTTCACAAGAAGTACATCGACAAGATAAAGTTTGCCGATGATAAAATGTGGGCTGAAATAGTCACAGAAAGCAGTGAGCTTGGAAAGAAATATGATAACTGCGGCTTTATTATGGCATTGACAATGAACGAGGTGAATGAGTTTGAGAAGATTAGCAAATCTGTACATCCGATACAAGACTAAAAATTTAAAAAGAATACCATTGTTTACGATGACATTCAATTATCCTAAGTATAAAGCTGAGGGTAAAAAATATAGCTGCATGCTTTACGCACACCCTTATATTGCACAAGACGAATTTGTAAAGAGCAAATTACAGGAAGTTGTTGACTATATCAGAGATAACTATGATTTGGAGATTTTTACTAGAATTTAAGAGGGCGTAATATGTGTGAATTTTGTAACGATAAGCCAGAACCTATAATCTCAAGTACGGAACAAAGCGGTGCGATGGGTGAGAATATAAAAATCTGTGAGGTTAAAATACAGGACAATGGATTCGTGCTGGAAATGGTTTTTGATAATTTACCTTCAAACCTTAGTTTTTCGGTTTTAAAAAAGAAAATATTTTATTGCCCTATGTGTGGTAGAGAGTTGGTGAAAGAATGAACGAATTTTTAAAATTTTTTGACGATAAAGCAAAAGACTTCCCTATGCACCTTAAAATCACTTATAGTAAAATATGCGATTGGAATATTTTGATTTATAAAAAAGGCTGCGCTGATGATTACCCTGAGGCTAGGCATGACGGCGAAGATGTAATAATTGTCAATGAAAGTGATTGCGACATGGAACTTTGCTTTGCTAGGGCACATGTAAAGCTAAAAGAATGGCTTTCGGAATTTAACGGCGGATATTAAGGCGGTGGAAGAATGAAGAAAACTATTTTGTATATTTCTGATACTGAAAAAGATATTGTTAAGTACTTAGAAAGCTTTCAAAGATATTTAGAAGGGCATGAAATTTTATGTTCATTGGATAAAAAAAATAGAATTTTAAAAACGCAAAATTACGATATTGTCGGCAAAAACATTTTCGGTAATTTGCTTGGGACTGGCTACGGATATTGCGAATATTACTGTTTTTCAGATAAGATTAGTAAATTTGAATATTTTACAACGCAAAGAAAAAGAATGGAAGAAATTTTGATGCATGTAAGAAAAGGGGCAAAAGAAATATCGGAATATGGCATTTTGTGTATGGTTGTGTACGGGTTGGAGGATTGGGAAATATGAAACATCAAAAAGAATGGCACACTTGCGACAGGTGCGGTGCAGAAATCAATGAAAATGAAAGAAGCATGTTCCTTAAAAGGGTTTACAGGATAAACGGACTATTGGTAAGAAAATATGCTGTTGAAAAGGTAAATGATTTTGATTTATGCCCTAAGTGCAGGGAAGATTTTGAGAGGTTTATGCGGAATGAGCGAATTTAAAATGCCTAAAAACATTATAGTTCCAACAGCTAGAGTTGAAAAAGCAGGCGAAGAAGTAATGTCAGTTGCTTTTGATTTAGGGTTGGAAACAGGAGATATACCGATAGCAATAGTATTTGAGAACCATAAAGGAAAAACCTATACCAGAAAACTCCTCAAAGGTGATGAAGCTTTGGAATTGCATAGATTATTGGCGGAATAGGAGGTTTGAAAAATGAATGATTGCAACTTAACCACATGCCGCTACAACAAAGACAATAAATGCACAAATGATGAAAAGAGAACAGAGTGTGTTGAGGTATCGGAAAAGGTATTATGCGTTGATAAGAAAATATTCAGAAAAATTGATAATGTAAAGCATATCGGCGATGAGGACGACAAGGCGATAAAAACATCTGAATTACACGATATGGCTATTGGTGTTGATGTTTCTGTTGATGCAGTTAATGAGTACGCAAAATCAATCTTAGGAAGATACCCTAAAGACAATATGGAGTTTTCAAGAGCTTTAGCAATGAAAATCCTAGAGGAAACAAAATCATTAGCAAATAGCATGAAAAAAAGGCGAGATTGTGAAAACAATGCTACTTGAAAGACATATAAGTTTTTGTGAAAGCATATTAAAACAAATGAAATAGAAACTTACCGGCTAACAAACAGAGTTAGTCGCTACCCTAAAACAAGACGAAGAAAATAGTCTCTAAATAATTTCCGAAACACTAAGAGGTGCGTACAATATTGGTGTGCTAAGAATAGCTTTTACTACTGACTACGCATATTACCGGCTACAGATTGATTGTAGTCGCTAACCTAAAACAGTTATAGGCAGAGGTCTATAAGCACCTTTGCTGGAAAGCGAGGTGCTTTTTCTTTTGGCAAGTCTTGAATTGATTAAGCAATTCCAGAATAACAACAATTACATAGAGCGAAAAGGAATACATAACATTGTCAGAGACAAAGAAACTGACATTGTTATTCAAGCCTATGTAGAATCTATCAAATGGGGTATGTCTAAAGATAAAGACGTACCTTTTTCACTGGAAATTTCCAAAAAAACTAAAAATTTAATAGATGCTTTGGTCTGCGAATCAACTAGCGGATGGCATATACCCGACTTGGAAGTATATTGCGGTGAAAATGGCACGAACTTTAAGACACTTGACAGCTATTATGAGGTTCTAAGGTGCGAATCGCCGTACTTAGTTGACAGTTTCTTTAGCTACATTGAGATTGATGAGAAAGACCCATTCAAGCGGTTTTACTTCCCAAGACGCAAGGTATTACAGCCTGTTGTTGGGGCATATCAAGAGGTTTATGACGGCAAATTAGATTTCCTGTCGGTATCGCAGCCTAAGCGTACTGGGAAAACGACCGGTGGACTGAGACTTGCAATGATGATGGGCGGAAGGGAACCTGATGGAAGTATATTTGGCGTCGGTAAGGGTGAAGGACTTGTTAAGCGTTTCTACGGGGGACTATTACAAGGCTTTGAGACGGAAAGCATATACAACAGGTTCTTAACTGTATTCCCGGAGGCAGTCAAGATAGGCGAAAAAGATTACAAAAGTGCCGAGAACCTGTCTATTGACTTAAAAAGTAAAAATATATTTCCTACTTTTACTTGCAGACCTATTGACGGAGCAATCGTAGGTTGTACCGAGGCGAATGTACTTGTTTATATTGATGACTGCGTTAAGAATCATGAAGAAGCAAGAAACAGGGATAGATTAGAGTTCCTGTGTGAAAAGGTCACAGATGACGTATTAGGACGTAGATTAGAGGGAACACCCATTATTATCCAAGGAACCAAATACAGCTTATATGACCCTATTACAGCGTTACAGAATAAGACAGACGAATTAGGGTGGCGGTGGCGTGAAGTTGCAGTTCCGGCACTAGACCCGATAACCGATGAAAGCAACTGGGAAATATACCGCAAGGATAAAAAAGGCTTGCGAAAAATATTCACAACTGACTATTACCGCAAGGAGCGAAAGCTTGTATCAGAGGAAACTTGGGCGGCTGAGTTCCAACAGGAGCCGTATGAAGCAAAGGGACGTATGTTTGCTGAGAATGAGCTTAACTACTTTGAAGAACTTCCGATTGACAGAGAGCCGGATGCTATTATGGCGGCTTGCGATAGTGCGGATAAAGGAGAGGATAGTTGTGCTATGCCTATTGGCTATGTGTATGGCAACGAGGTTTACATCGTAGATGTGGTATTCGATAATGCCGGAACACAGTTTACCAAGCCAGAATGTGCCAACATGCTGATTAAGCACAATGTTAAAACCGTTACATTCGAGAGCAACAGTGCCGGAGAGTACTTCGGACGTGATGTAATGGAGATTGTAAAGTCACAAGGCGGTAGATGCAGTGCGAGGTTCAAGTTTAACTGCTCGAATAAGATAACACGAATGGAGAATGCAAGGGACAATGTTATTCGCGATTACTATTTTAGGGATTTCAGAAAAATGGACAGGCAATGCCAGTACTACAAGTTTATGAAGGAACTTACAACAATGACAAGAAGCGGAAAAGTAAAGCATGATGACGCACCCGACAGTATAGCATTGTTCGAGAATGAAATGCGAACAGGAGTTTCAGCAAAGGCCGAAGCAGCAGTTAATCCATTCAGGAGGTGACACGATGACAACAAAAAGTATCTTATCTCAATATATCGACATTAAAGATGAAATCAGGGAAGTAAGAGCCAAAATTGACCGATTGGAAGCAGATATTCAGAGGATAGAGGACGGAGAGAAAGTTGTTGACAGTGTCACTGGTGGGTTTGGTGGCACGCAACATTTCCGAATTGATGGCGTTCCATATCCTGAATATAGTCGCAAAAAGACTTTGCTTTATTCAAGGAAAACCACTTTACAGTTGCTTGAAGATGATTTGCTTACAAAGACAAACGAAGTCGAACAGTTTATTGCAAACATACCTGATAGCCGCATGAGAAGGATAATAAATCTCAGGTACCTCGAAAATATGTCATGGAATAAGGTTGCAGACCATATAGGCGGTGGCAATACAGAGGACAGCGTGAGGAAAGCATGCGAGAGGTTTCTGAAAAGCAACTAAAGTTGTCCGATATGTCCGCTTGACGATATGTTATAGTTATACTTGTAGAAAGTTCGTTCAAGAGCTTAATATTCACTTCTCTTAGGGGAAGCATCGTCTTAATGGCGGTGCTTTTTGCGTGAAAGGAAATTATGGGAAACGATAAAAAGAAAATATACTGTCCACAATGCCACCGCCGGGTTGCGGAGTGGGACGGAAAATATTCAGGGAATATAATTGCCGGTTGCCATAAGTGCCACAAAAAGGTTGTGTATTACACAAATACAGGCATTACGGATATAAAGCCATGGGAGCCAAGAAAAACGGCAAGTGGCATGACATATCTTTAAGGAGCAGATAACCAATGAACCGTGGAACACTTCAAGACCTTGTTAGAGGTTGCTATGGGCGAAAAATTGCATACACCGATGTTGAAACAATCACAAAGGATAATGTTGTCAAGGTCATTGGAGACTGTATTAGTGCTTTCTATTGGAATAAGTCAATATTCAAGTACTTATGGGATTACTACAAAGGCGACCAACCAGTACTGTACAGAACTAAAACTGCTAATGCTGATATAACTAATTACATAGTCGAAAACCACGCATACGAGATTGTACAATTCAAAGTCGGTCAGACCTATGGCGAACCGATACAGTATGTCAGTCGTTCTAAGGACGAGAAAGTCAACCAAGCAGTTGACAAGCTTAATGACTATATGGCTGACGCGAACAAGCACGAAAAAGATATTAAGGGCGGCGAGTGGCAATCAGCAACAGGAACGTCATTTAAGGCGGCACAACGGACAAACAAAAGTGACATGCCATTTAGAATCGTGGCACCTACACCGCTTAATACGTTTGTCATATACAACCGTAACACAGAGGAACCACTTCTTGCTGTGCAGGAGCTTAAAGATGAGAATGGCAACTGGTATAAAATGGCTTTTACCGACACAATGTCATTCAGGATTGTTGACAGCAAGGTTGTAAGTGCCAAGCTCCACACATACGAGGAGATACCGATTGTTGAATTTCCAAACAACCATGAAAGGCTTTCAGATATTGAGCTTGTTATTGGTATGCTTGATGCAATCAACAATATGCAGTCTAACAGAATGGACAGTATACAGCAGTTTGTTGAGTACTGGGTTAAGTTTGTAAACTGTGAAGTTGATACAGAAACTTTCAATAAAATGAAAGAAAGCCATGCCCTTGTTGTTAAGTCTATCAATAAGGACAACAAGTCTGATGTCGAGATTATGACACAGGAGCTTAATCAGACACAGTGTCAGGTCGCTAAAAACGACCTGTGGGATAATGTTCAGTCAATACTTGCTATTCCTAATAAGAATAACAATAACACAGGCGGTGACACACAGGGAGCGGTTGAACTTAGAAATGGCTGGGACTTCTCCAAGTCGAGAGCCAAGCTCAAAGACCCACTTGTTAAATCTGCTGAAAAGCGACTTGCAAAGGTGGTCCTTAATATTCTTAGAGACAGCAGCAACGAATTAGGATTATCTAATGGCTTAGGGCTGTCAATAAGGGACTTTGATGTGCAAATCAATCATAGTCCGCAAGATAATATGTACACTAAGGCGCAGACGCTTACAGTTCTGCTTCAAGCCGGAATACATCCGCTTGTAGCAATTAAGACGGTTGGTTTATGGGCGGATGCCGAAAAGACGTTCTTAATGTCTAAGGGTTATCTTGATAACTTATATAAGACTATCACAGATGTTGAGAAGCAGGAAAAGCAAGCACAAGAGATAGTTCAACAACTTAATAATAATCAGCAAAATAAAGCAACTACCGAGCAATAATCGGCGGTTGCTTTTATTTTATATTGCACTCATGCGTGAAATGGGAAAACGAAAATCCAAGCGGAAAGAACCGCGACAACAAAATGTAGATTATGGAGGTAATCATTTATGACAAGGGAAGAAGCAAAGCAGAACTTAATTGCATTAGGAATTGAGGAGCCGACACCGGCACAGATAACAAACTATCTTAATCAGTTCCACAGCAACGCACCACAGGCACCGGCACAGCCAACTATTTCAGCATCCGAACTAGAGGTCAAGCCTGACAATTCAGAGGAGCTTACGCAGTTAAGAGAGCAGATAGCCAACTTGCAGCGTGAGAACATTCAGAAGGACATAAGGGCTTATGCGGCAGAAAAGGGCTTGACAGGCGAACAGGCAAACAAGGTGTTAGCAGGATTTCAGGACAATCTCGAACTTGCTAGAGGAGCTATTGATTCCATGTCAGAGATTATCACCGCAAGAGAGACGGCAGCAGTACAGGCTAAGATTCAGGAAATTGCTAAAAATGCAGATATTCCAGGTGGCGGCGGTGCTGGCAGTCAGAATAAAGAAAAGCCTAACGATGTAGCAAACGCTGAAACAATTAGTTTTGGTTCGGTAGCCCCAAGCGTTGAGGCAAGAGATTATTACAAGTTATAGGAGGTAAAAGACAATGGGTAAGCCTATTGAGAGAGACTTTACGCAGAGTAAAGGAATTTTAAAGTTTTTTCCTTATGAGGGAGCAGCGTGCATAGTTCCGCAGTCTATGGTGTCGGTGGCAGACGGAAACGGAAGAAAGATTGTACCGGCAGGAACACCATTCCCAAGCAATGATAACAAGTGCTTAGGTTATCTGCTTGAAGATGTGGACGTAACGCAGGGAGACGCACCGGGAACTTATGTATATCAGGGAACTATTGACTGGGAAAAGGTCAAGACACTTTCACCAACAATAGCAGATGCGGCTAGAAAAGTAACACCTAGAGTAACTTTCTACGGCGCAGAACCAATAACAGAGTAATTATAGGAGGTTAAAATACTATGGCATTACCATTAGCAGAAGCATTTACAGCGAGAAGCCTCGGTGTAATGTGGAATAATTATCAGAAGACATTAGGTTCTGCCCCTTATCTTGGCAGACAGAAGTTCGGTACAAGAAAGCAGGACAGCTTAGACCTTAGATTTATCAAGGGCAAAAGCGGACTTCCGGTATCGTTAAAGGCATCTAACTTTGACGCACAGGCAGAGTTAAGGGATGTTGGTGGATTCTCTGACATTCAGAACGAGATGCCATTTTACCGTGAATCATACATGGTTACAGAGAAAGAGGAACAGGAGTACGACAATTACAGGAGTGCCGAGAACTCTAACCTTGCTAATCAGGTACTTAGAGAAATCAGCAAGAAGCCTATGAACCTTATCGAGGGCGCAAGGGTTGTACCCGAGAGACAGATATGGAGCTTACTTGCACCTGAAGACGGTGTTCCTAAGATTGAGGTACACATTGGCAAAGACAAGTATATCGTTGAGTATACGTCTGACAATGGAGTAGCACACAAGAAAGACCATTTTGTTGACGTGACGAATGGCGGAGCCGCTACTACCGACAAGTGGTCTGCAAAAGCAACGGCGACACCACTTGACGACCTTATTAAGATAAAGCGCGATTTTGCCAAAAAGAGTGGATATTCCCTTGTGCGTTACTCGATGAATGGCGAAACATGGGAAATGGTTCTTGAGGCAGAAGATACAAAGAAGCAGGTGCTTGGAATTACTGCTTACAACGGTGGTATTAGATTACAGCAGGGACAGGTTGTCGAATATCTTAGAGGCTACGGCATCGAGATTGAGGTATATGACAAACTGTATATTGACCCGGCGGATGGTCAGTCAAAGTACTTCATTCCAACAGGTATTGTATCAGCGCAGTCGGCAGGGGTATATCTTGGCGATTATGTATTCGGCAAGACACCTGAGGAGAGAAGCGGAAGTCTTACGGATGGTAACTTGTCTATTGTTGAGACTGGTATTGCCGTATATACATACGCAACCAACCACCCAATCAACACTCACTGTATAGTATCCATGATTGGACTTCCTACATTTGAGGGAATGGATAGCGTTGTTGTTATCAAGGTTGACTAGGAGGTGTGCTTATGATAGCACAGAATACGGTTAAATATAACGGCAGATGGTATAAAGCCGGCGACAAGATAGAGGAGGCAGAACAGACTGTCTCCTCTTCTGTTAATTATACCAAGACAGATATTAACCGCATGTCTACAGCAGACTTACAGGAACTTGCCAAGACACAGGGTATCGGCGGTGCTGAGCTGTTAAGCGGTGCGGAGCTTAAAAAGCTGTTAATCGAGAAGTTCGGATTGTAGGAGGGCTTATGCATGCTATACACCACATTAGAACAGGTCAAAATCAGACTTAAACAATTTCATATTGATACAGTCACAAATGATGATGAAACTACATCTGATGTGGTAGTGTTCGATAGCAAAGAAGATAATCCGATAATTGAACAGCTTATTAAGCAAGCTACAGAAGATGTAAAGGCAAGAAGAAACTACCCTGACAGCTACACAGGTGAAATGATAACCGATGATCTGAAGAAATTTGAAAGTGTTATCGTTAATCTTGCGGTCTATGACCATTCACAGGCAGGCGAAGAATTTATGGCAAGTTTTAGTGAAAATGGTGTAAATAGAACTTGGAGAGACAGAGATAGCTTGTTTGTGGGAGTATTCCCATTTGCTAAAGTATTATAACCTATCTGCCAAGAGTAGAATAGGAATCCGGTTTTCGCACAACGATTATCGGTTTTTAGAAGATTGTGCGTTAGCATTTTGCTGATGTCAGCAATATGTTAGCAGGCGGCACACATTAAGGGTGGTGGGCGGTGTGCCAATTTTACGATTACAGGAGAAATGGCATGAAAGATTTATTATTGCAGACATATACAATCGCATTACCTGTAATACTCGGATATATAGTATGGCTTTTGCAACAGCAGAAGAAAGGTAAGGACGCAAACAGCAAAGGTACAATGTTGCTCTTGCGTGTGCAGCTCATTGAATACCACGACAAGTATATGAAGTTGGGTGAAATACCTTCTTATGCGTATGACAACTTCGTTGAGATGTACAACGCATACCACGCATTAGGTGGTAACGGCATGGTTACGAAGATGTATAACGAGATACAGGCATTACATTTAGGCAAAGCAGGAGGTAAGGATTGATGGACATTACACAGGTATCAACAGTAGTTGCAATCGTTGTTATCACTTACTTAATCGGGTTAGCTGTTAAGGCAATCCCACAGATTAAGGACAACTACATTCCCATAATCGTAGGTATTGCAGGCGGTATCTTAGGTATTATCGGTATGTATGTGATTCCTGATTTCCCGGCAAATGACATTCTCAATGCTATTGCGGTCGGCATAGTGTCGGGACTGTCAAGCACTGGTGTAAATCAGATTTACAAGCAGGTAAAGAACAATGCTTGACATTAATAAGCAGAACATGAAGTACTCTCGGCAAGGGCAGCGTACAGTTGTATATGAGACTGACAGTGAGGGCAACATAATCTATGAGGGCTACACTGACAGCGAAGGTAACTTTATTCCGTATCTTGATGACGATGGCAATAAGATACCGCGCATCAAAGAGGAATACATAGGTTATTCACTGCCGGTTGCATTCAAAGCAAATATCGCCTTTAGCGGCGGTGAAGCACAGGCAGAAGAGTATGGCTTTAACGTGGCAGACTTTGACGCAGTTATGCTGACGAAACGCAACGAGCTACCATTGAGCAAAGGTGATGTTATATGGCTTGATAGTGAAATTGGCTACAAGGACGAGGATAAGGTTCATGTTGACGAGATTACAGCAGATTTCATCGTTGTCGGAGTAAAACCGTCCTTGACTTCCACAAAGTACATGCTGAAAGCTCAGGTGAAGTGATGGCAAAGCACAAGATTGTCGTTAATGTATTTTCGCAGAAGTCCATTGAGGACGCGATAAAAGGCTTACAGAGCTATCAAGATTATCTGACATATAAATGTCAACTACTTGCGGAAAAACTGGCAGAAAGAGGCGTTGAGATTGCGAGAGTACAGGTTGCGGAGCTTGACGCAATATTCACAACTGAATTGCTTTCAAGTATTCATTCTGAATATAAAGGAAGCGTAAAAGGTGGCGGCGTATGGGCGGTTGTAGTAGACAGCTCACACGCTGTTTTTGTTGAATTTGGAACTGGCGTTATCGGCAAGGCACAGCCATATAAAGGCACATTGCCTGAGGGCGTTACTTGGGAGTATGCAAGTGGTAAGACAATCAGACAGCTTGCCGATGGGCGTTATGGTTGGTTTTATAAGGGTAAGGATGGCAACTGGTACTTTACAGAAGGTATGCCGTCAAGACCGTTCATGTACAACACAGTGAATGAGCTTAGGTCAATTATTGTCAGTACGGCAAAGGAGGTATTCAAGGACTAATGGCGAGTGAAAATTCATGGGCTTATGACATTGAAAGCACAATATATTCAATCGTCAAGGCTAAGACATACTCAGCGATTAAGAAGAAATACCCCAACTTGCTGTTTACGGATAAAGGACAGAGTGACAGTTCACCGACATTCCCAACAGTCTACATCCACATGTTGGCACCGACAGAGCAAGGGCGAACGATTGACGGACAATCTATTAACGGCTTACTTGTTACATTTCAAGTTGACGTTAGCACGAATACGAGCAGTTCAGACGTGCGTTGGGTAACAAGCGAGATTGCTGAGGTATTCAAGGCTATGCGGTTCGAGGCTAAACCAATGCCTGAAACCTCATACGCAGACAAAATTTACAGAAGCACCGCACGCTTCAGGCGTGTTATCGGTGCAAATGACAGATTGTTATAACTAAGAGCTTTTTAAGGCTCTTTTTTTTATTTTCATTTTTATAGGAGGACAAAAAATGGCAGTAGCAGGTATATCTACATTAGGTGTTACGTTTGGTTACGGCACTGAAACAACAGCCGGAACTAAGCCGACAACATTCACACAGCTTACCAGAATTAATTCCATTGCCGGAATTAGTATCGACCAAGAGAACATTGACGCATCTGCTCTTGAAGATGCAATTACAAGAAACATAAAAGGCAGAGCTGATACGGGTGGAACATGGACTATTACAGTTAACCTTACCGATGCGACAGAGGCAGAATGGGAGACACTTATGTCTGCATATAAGGCATTAACAGGCGGCAAGCGTATGTGGTTTGAGACTGTAATTCCGGGTATTACCAAGGGATTTTTCGTTGTTGCTCAACCGCCAGAGGATGTTCCGCATCCTACAATCGACCAGAATGGTCTGTTAACAGTCGAGTTTAACCTCATAATCGAGGAATACAAAGGACTTGACACAAAGGTGGAGCTTACACCGGGGGAATAGTAAGTCATTCAGCTAATATGGCTGTACTGAATGACGATACAGCCAATGATTACTTGTCGATGTATGGCAAGTAAGTGATTATTTGACAGAAAAGGGCGGTCTACGGACTGCCCCTTTTCCTATGGAAAACATAGGAGGAAAAGGAGAGCATAATGATAACATTTGATATTGATAACAAGGAATATAAGTTAGAGTTTGGCTTTGATGCCGCTGAGAATAAGGACATCGTACAGAAGATGTTCGATTATATGACCGGAGCATACATTTATAAGGAGAACGGCAACACAATCACCGCAATGTCTAACGGTGCAGGTAAGATGGTTGCTGATTACAGCGAGGTATGTCACATGGCGTTTTATGCCGGCTGTTTACAGCACAATCAGGTCACTAAGGCAGAAGCTAAGGCTCTGACACGAGCATATATAACACAAAAGAGAAAGACCGACAGCAAGTACGGTTATTATCAGTTATTTGACGACATTAAGAAGTGCATGGAGGACGATGGTTTTTTCGTTTTGAGCGGTCTTCAGGAGACAATCGAGCAGATGAACAAGTCGGCGGCGGAGCAACTGGAGATGATACAGAAAGCAAAGGAAAAGAAGTAAATTTCCACAAACTGATATGGGAAGAATACTTCCCACTTGCGTTTTCTATTGGCATAAGCCTTGAAGAGTTCAAGAAGCTCACACCTAAAACTTTAGGCTATTGCCTAGAGGGTGAGAAACTTAGACGTAAGGAGCGAGACAGGGAAGTATGGCTATGGACAAGACAATACGGCTTGCCGGCTATCATCATCGGTACAAGAGGCGGTGCATGGGGCAAGGATAAGGTTGAATATCCTGAACAGGCTATATATGTTGCACAAGACCCAGTGGAGCAAGAACGGCTTGCAGAACGAAAAAGACAGGAGTTACTTGCACAGCTTATGGGTATGCAAGAGAATTTTGAGCGTAATAAGAGAGAAAGAGGCGGTACGGAGTAATCTGTGCCGCTTTTATTTTTATGACGAGGAGGTGAGAGGATGGCAGAAGTTGACAGTTTGGAGATTGGGTTGCAGGCGAATGCTAAAAAAGCGAATGATAGCATCGAAACCCTTATCACTAAGCTTGGTAGACTTGCATCGGCATTAGGGAGTGTCAACGGCTCACAGCTTAGTACACTGGCTATGAATGTTAATAACCTCGGCACGTCTATGAAGTCGATAAATGATGTGGGTACAGCAAGCTTTACGAGACTTGCCAAAAACATCACCAAGATAGCAAGCGTCGACAGTTCAGCACTTAATACGGTTGCAAGCTCACTTAATTCCACAGCAAGTGCATTTAATCAGTTTACAGCGGTGTCTGAAAATGCGGCACAGATTGGTGAAGTCGCTAAAAACATAGCAAAGCTTGGTAACAAGAGTGTTCAGACCGCAATCACTAATATGCCGCAGTTGGCAACTTCACTCACAAACTTACTCACAACGCTTGCAGGTGCACCGACAGTAAGCAATAACGTCATTCAGATGACTAACGCATTGGCAAATTTAGCCAGCCAAGGTTCAAGGGTAGGCTCTGCTTCACGGACAATCCAAAGAAGCCTAAATGGGGTTCAGAGAAGCGCACAAACAACAACTAGAAGCACGCAGAGCTTAGCGGTCATGTTCGGAAAGTTATATGCGAACTACTTCTTAATATTTCGTGGAACCAAACGCTTTGTTGCGGCAATTAAGTCTACGACAGACTACATCGAAGCATTCAACTACTATACCGTAGCTTTTAACAAAATCGGTTCCGAATGGGGCAAAGATTTTGAGAAATTCGGCTATGACAATGCCACTGATTATGCGAACAGCTTTTCAGACAGAGTAAGTGCATTGCTTGGTAAGCTTTCGGGACTGCAAGTTGATGTTGAGGGCGGCTTGCTCACGGCAGACAGCACTAAGAACTTAGGCTTGAATATTCAGGAAGTTACGGAGTTCGCGTCACAGCTTGCCTCAGTGACTAACTCACTTGGACAAACAGGAGAGACAACTACAGCAATAGCAAAGTCAATGACAATGCTTGCCGGCGATATAAGCTCTCTTTTCAACATAGACTATACATCCGTAGCCACCAACATACAAAGTGGCTTAATCGGTCAATCAAGGGCGTTGTACAAGTATGGTATTGATATTACCAATGCCACATTGCAGACATACGCTTATAACTTAGGCATAGAAAAATCTGTATCAGAAATGACACAGATGGAAAAGCAGCAGTTAAGAGTACTTGCTATACTTGACCAATCTAAGGTTTCATGGGGTGATTTGTCTAATACAATAAACAGTCCAAGTAACATGATTAGGCAATTCAACACGAACATCAAAGAGACAGGCGTGGTATTAGGGCAGATTTTTATACCTGTCCTTCAAAAAGTTATGCCTGTTGTCAATGGTACAACAATCGCAATCAAACGTATGCTTGTGGGCGTTGCAAGCCTTATGGGTGTTAAGATTGATTTTGATGCTTTCGGGCAGAACGGTTATAAGGATACCTCTGACGGATTAGAGGATATAGCAAATGGCTATGACGATGTGGCAGATGCGGCTAAAAACGCACAAAAGGGTGTTCGTGGATTTGACGAACTTGAAAATAGAACCACAGGAACAAGTAAAAGCGGTGCTTCCACTGGCACAGGTGACACAATCGACCTCACAGACGAGATTGTCAAGGCTACGGAAGAATATGAAAAGGTATGGAACGATGCTTTCGACAAGATGGAGAATAAGGCTGAAGCATGGGCGGACAAAGTGCAAAGTTTTTTTGAGCGCATGTTTAAACCGCTTAAAACATGGGGCGGTAAAGTTGACTGGAAGAAGCTTAAAAACGGCTTTAACGGCATTTTGGACTTTGCTAAAAAGTTTACAGTTGGTACAGGCACAGGCTTTTTGGATTTTATCGAGGGTTTATCCAATATCGGTGCGCCTGCTATCAATCTTTTAGGTGGTGCCGTAGAAATATTATTTAAAGCACTTAATTTAGTTCCGGCTCCAGTGTGGCATACATTGGGTGGTGCTTTAGGTGGCGTCGCAACAGCTCTTCTTGCCTTTAAAGCTTATTCTGCTATTGCAAGCGGTATAAATACCGGCTTAGGTAAATTTGCAGATGCAATTTTGAAAATTTCAAGTGCAAAGCCGGTTAGTGTTGGCGAGGGTGTTGGTAAACTTGGTACAGCGATAGCTTCATTGAGCACAGGCGGCTATGTAGTGCTTGCTGTTGGTGCATTGGCAGCGGTGGCAGGAGCTATTATATCTGTTGAACAAGCTTATGACAACATGGTTGATAAATTTGTTGACGCAAGCGTGTTCGACAATCAAGGAACCGCAATAAGCAATATTGCCCAAAGCGTGATTGAGCTTATTGATTCGACCGGCACATCAAGTGAGGACATGACAAACTTTGCTACGGAACTCGAAAGGGTTAACACCAATTTACAAAATGCAAGTGAAGAAGTTGACAACCTTAAATTCCGTTTTGATAATTTAGGGCTTGAAAATGTGACAGATAATGACATTGAGAATATGAAAACAGCTGTCGGTAACTTAGCTTCGGCGTTGCGTGATGATTTGCAAGTAAACTCTGATATGGCATGGCAAGCGTTACAGAATATGTCTAGTCAGACTGCTGAGCAATTAGGTATTGATGTAGGAACCATGACAACTATTTTGTCTCAGTTCAATGCAAAGTTTAATGGCATATACACTGACATGGAAACACAAGCAAATGTCATTTTCGATAAAATACTTAGTGGTACTGCCACACAAGCCGATGTAGACGCTCTCAATTCGCTTCTTGATGACATGAATTATCTGAGTGAAGCGGCAATTAAACGTCAAGTAGAATTAGAAAATACCGTTAGCGACGTGATGAATATTAATTTCGGAAGTGTCGAAGAAACCACTAAGGCTATAGCGGATATTACAGAAGCAGGGCAAACAAAGCTCAATGAGGTTGATGAGTATTATAAGAGCCTTATGGACCGAGCAAACGAATGGAAAATATCCACCGAGCGCGCCCTTGAAATAGGCAGAATCACGCCAGAGGAAGCCTCTACATATCTTGATTGGATTAGCCAGTACAAAGAAACTCAAAGTGCTAACTGGAATGAAGAAAAGAATAATATTACGTCACAGATAAGTACAACTTTCGATTATATTCAGTCACAAGTTGAGAAAGCAGGAGTTGAAGCTTTCCAGAACGCACAAACTAAAGACTGGGGCATTGCCGAACTATTCAAGAATCCTATTCAGGACGCGGCTAAGAGCTTTGACAAAAATACTTTTAAACCAATTTCAGATGCTCTTAGTAAAGGAATGGAAGCTCTTAATATTGAACCATCTAAAGATAATCACCTGTATCAGCGGTGGCTTGAAAATGCTACATTGTCTGAGAATGACGTAAGTGGTTGGGCTATGCAAAATGCAAATGCTATCGGTAACGCTATATTAGCAAATGCAGATATCACAACTAAGGCATTTGCGGACATGGCAGGATATGATGTAAGCGGTTATACGGACGCAATCAAAAAATATCAGCCTAATGTAAAAACGTCTCTGATAAACATGAATAATAATGCGATAATGGGTTTGCCGAATGAAGCAAATACTAAAATGCAAAATGTAGGCAAATCGGTTGTTACAGGTTATATTGGCGGTGTAAATAGCAATTCTCAACAGCTCATTAAACCTGTAGCTGGGCTTGCCAACTTATCGCTTAGCACTTTTATGGAAGCTCAAGGCTCACAAGGCAATAAGCCATCATCGGGTTTTAGTGGAATTGGTAAAAATTCCATTTTAGGCTATATGCAAGGTATTGATAGCCTCGAAAAAGTTTCAACAGATAAAGTGTCCAGCATGGCAGCTAAGTTGAGCACTACTTTTGCAGACAAAACAACTGTCAATATGCCAAGTATTGGCGTTCAAGTAATGACCGGGTTCCTTAATGGCTTGACCTCAATGGAGCAGTCAGTTTACAGCAAGGCAGACGAGATAGCCAAGAACGTAGCAAAGACTATCCAATCAGCCCTTGACATTCACTCACCATCAAGGGTTATGTTTGAACTTGGTGCCTACACTACAGAGGGATTTAAGGAGGGCATGGAGAGCCTTTACAAGCCGACAGAATTGTCTATCAAGGATTTTGGTTTTGGCATGGTTGAAGCGGTACACCCACAGCAGTTGTACAGTGGTTATGCCGATTACACGCCGAGCGTAAGCACATCGACAAGTACCACAACGCAGAACTATTACAACACAAATTCGAGTGTGGACAATGCCGAGACAAACGCACTGCTTAGAGAGCTTATATCGGCAGTCAAGCAAGGCAGTAAGATTGAGATTGACGGTAAGGCAATCGGTAATGTTGTCCGCAAGGAAGATAGAAGCTACTTTCAGAGGACAGGGCGAGGATTATTCGAGCATTGATTGAGTTGACATACCTCTCATATCGTGTAATAATGAAGTCACTACATTATATGGGAGGTAATATGTTATGGAACAGAATGAAACAAATGCAACTCAAAATCAGGGAAGTGGCGTAGGTGGTGCAATATTGGCTATATTGATTGCAGGAGTAATTATTGCTTCGTTTGTTTTAATTTCACAAGACAAAATGGATGTTGCAGTATATGTTATTGCTACTTTTTTGGCGGCGATATGGTTGTTTTTAACCATAAGGTTATGTGTTGATGTCCACGCAATCAGAAAACACCTTGACAGCAAGGAGAGCAGATAATATGAGAAGATTAAAAATCGGAGTAATTATTTTATTTGCCGCATTGATGGTTTGCGGTTGCAATAGTCCGCAAGGAAATGTAGAGACAACTACGCCGACAGAAACCACAACCGAGAAAATTCCAGAAACAACTACTATTGCAGAAACAGCAACCGAAGTTGAGCTGTCTGATAGCCGTAAAGGACAATATGATGTTACTGGTGGAAATGTGGAATATACTGCCTTAACTAGTGGCATGAAATCACAATATATTATAAATGCTACGGCTGATAATTCTGACATGGCAACTATAATGTATTTTGTATTTGCTGGAATAATCAATGATGTTGATAGTGAATATATTGATTTTACTTTAACAATAAAATGTTCAGATGGCAGTATTGTTTACTCAAAAATAGGCGGTAAAACAGTTGTAGGCAGCACTGATAGATATGGTAATATATTGACAACACTTCCTGAATGGTGTGATTTGGGAATTGATGTTGAAATTGAAGAAAATAAAATGTGTTTTTACGATACATTTAACAGTTTTTCTCAATTTTTATCTGATGCTTTCGGGGTAGAATACAAGCCTATAACACCTGATAATGCAAATGAAGCCGACAATATAGTTTATGAAGATAGTTACATAAGGGTGGAATATAACGGCGTTGAAAAAACGAGATATAACGATGGCAGCTATGATATAATCGTCACAGTAGAGAACTTGACAGACCAAAGTATGACAGTGCAAGCAAGAGAAATGTCTATAAATGGTTACATGGTTGACCCAATTTATTCTTGTGACATTGCGGCTGGAAAGAAATCTAAGGAGGGAATGAGGATAAGTTCCGACAGCGCAAAGGATTGTCCAATATCTGATATTGAAAATATTGAGACAAGATTTATTTGTTATGGTTCTGGATTTAATTCGCTAGAAAAGACAGAACCTATTGTGTTATATCAGAAATAAGCAGAAGGGAGCTGAGAAGCTCCCTTTTGTTTGCAAAAAAATTAAAAATAACTCTTGACAAAGTGTAGCAACAAATGTATTATAAAAGCACAACAAATTGTTGCTACAAAATAAAAGGAGAGTGATAAGCGTGTCGCCTAAAATAGGGCAAAAAATCAAAGACAATCCCAAAGACTTTATGTTGAGGACAAGGCTTGATGACGAAACCGTTAAGAAGTTGGATTATTCGGCAGAAAAACTCAATGTAAGCCGTTCAGAGATTGTCAGACGTGGTATCGAAGATGAATACCAAAAGGCAAAAAAGAAGTAATCGCAAGATTTGGCGGTCACACGATTACTCCTAAATGTACAATCCGCAAAGGAATTGATAAATCTATACTATCATTCCTTTTGCGGAAAATCAAGGTTTTTTGGAAAGGAATGGTATGATATGGCAAGAATTAACTGGAGAGAAGAATTTGACAAGGTAGACGAGGAAAACATGAGACTGCTTTGCGAGTGCAGGAAAGAGCAGTTGAGAAAAATCATTATGCAGATTGCCTTGGATTGTGATAACGAGAAGTACTTAGACGGTATCGCAGCTTTCGCCGCTACTATGAATGACAAGAGCGTAAGGCGTGTCATGGGCGGCTATGAACTTACCTCAAAAGGGAAGGCAGGTGTTGCATAATGGAAGAAAACAGAGCAATACTTCACAAGCTGATTGACAGCATAACAAGTGGCGGCACACTGGAATATCTTGCTACATTTGTAAGATTATTCTTAGAGAAGTGGGGTGAGTGATATGGCAGAGCTTGTAAAGATTGAGGGAACAGAGCTATCTATTAAGGAATACAATGGTGAAAGAGTAGTTACGCTTAGGGATATAGATTTTGTTCACCAGAAGAAGCCAGGGTCCAGCAAGAGAACTTTTGAAAGATATAAAAGTCACTTTATTTTAAATGAAGATTACTTTGAACTAACAAGAAAAGACTTAGGGGACAACTTGTCCCCTAACGAAAAAATAGTTGGAAATCCTAATCTGAAAACATATCTTTTGACTGAAAGTGGGTATTTGATGGTTGTTAAAGGTTTCACCGATGATTTATCATGGCAAGTACAGCGTAGCCTTGTGAATGGTTACTTCAAGGCTAAGGCACAGCCGCAGACAGCGGTTTCCACGGTTCTGATTGATGATGGTCTAAAGTACAACACAAGCGGAACACCATTGCCAAAAACCAAAAGCTGGTATGACCGCAATGTTGAGAAAATAAACTGGATATGCTCAAGGCTTGGCTGGCAGCAGTCAACTGTTATCCATAAGTTGCTTGTAAGGATAGGGGCTGAATATGACCTCAACGAAGCAGACAGGATATATCAGCAGGAAACAGGACGCGAAAAGCGTTATATGCTTGACCTTGTGGATTACTTCCCGGAGCTTGCAGACATAGCGACGAACTGGATTGACGAAATGTTGAATTGGATAAAGTAAACAGATTAGTAGTGCAGCGGCACCTCAGAAATGGGGTGCTGTTTTTTTGTAAGCAATTTTTAATGGGACAATTTGTCCCTTTTAAGCATTACAAAGGTATGTACGTTAAACGTACTTTTAGAATGTATTGTTTGATGAAAGGAGCATTAGTGATGGAAAATTCAAGAATTGAAATCAAAACAGACGGAGCTTTTTCACAGATATTCATTGACGGCAAGAAACTCAATGGTGTAAGAAACTATAAGTTAGAACATGCGGCAGGCAAAGCACCGACATTAACACTAGACCTCAACGCATTTGATGTATCAGTTGACGGACAGATGTTGACTATGCAAAAAGGCGTAGGAGAGATTGAATTGAGTATAAAGGGGTAGCACTGGCTACCCCACAGTTTTTATCCTATGCTTTGCGGAGCATTAGAAACAATAGGACATTGAGGTAAATTACAGTCATTACCACATTTGGTATAATCACAGATTCCACGACCTTTAATATACTGGGTGTTTTCAGTGGTTGAAGCATTAACATAGTAAACGCTTACCGAATAGTCCTTGTTTTGAGTTGAACAAAAACCGTATACTCTTTTGTACATAATACACCTCCTTCCAAGGAAGATTGTAGCACACAAAAGGCTTAAAATCTACTTTTACAATTTACTATACTAAAATCTGTATACAGTCTGTAAACAAAACGTAGCCTAGATAAGTATAGATATAGATAAGAGTAGATAAGATTAATAAGAGTATATATATAATAATAAAAAGTAAATAAAGAAATACAGTATATTATTAATAATAATAGGGCAGTCCACAAGGGCTGTCTTTTTTATTAGATAAATTAGACACATGGAGGGATAAGACTATGAACATTGGTAACAGAGTATTGGCAGTTCAGGGCTATGCTGTGACGCAGAACTACGCACAGCACATTGAGGCAGTCAAGAATGGCGGTTATGCACAGGGAATTGACCTTGTGCCGCAGAAGGACAACAGATACATTCAGAGCGATATTGTGGCTCATTCGGACGGCACAGTGCTTTACGCTGGCAACGGTGACGGCTATGGCAATGCCGTGTGGATTCTGCATAATGACAACTATGTCACTGGCTACGGACACATGAGAGAGCTTAGGGTTAAGACAGGTGATGTTGTCAAGAAAGGTACACCAATAGGCATTATCGGCAACACCGGTCATTCAACAGGAATACATTTACATTTCGAGCTAAGGAAGTACACCAAGGCTTACAAGGTTGATGCAAGCGACTTTTGGGGTGCTAATTCGTTTATGAATACCTCTAAGTTTAGTTGGATAGACCCGACACCGTACATCAACGCTGATTTACCTAATCAGACACCAAAGATTGAGGCAACCACTGACAAGTACTATCGTGTGCAGGTCGGAGCTTTCGAGAACAAGGTTTACGCAGTGAACATGGCAAGAGGCGTGCGCTCTAAGGGATTTGATACAATAATCAAGTATTACGAGGGCAATTACCATGTACAGGTTGGAGCATACGAAGCGTACTGGCGTGCTACGGCAACAAGGCTCAGGCTGTTAGCGTCTGGCTACAAGGGAGCATTTATTACAAATAAGACAGGACAGGACATAGCATTTTAGCATCTATCATTGATAGGTGCTTTTATTATGCCCTAGAAAGGCGGTAAAGGTGGCATACGGCGGTTTTTTAGTTAAGGTGGGAGAATATATTATCCCGCAAAAATTCATCAAGGCTGACAGCTACAAGGCTTATGTAAACATGCAAGACATAGACGATTACACGGATGCTAACGGCTATTTGCACCGTAACGCCGTGGAATTGAAAGCACTAAAGGTTGAGTTTGATGTGCGCGCCATGCTGACAGGAAGCGAGAACGGATTAGAGGAGCTTATGTCGAACATTCGCAACAGTTACACTAATTCAAGGGGTAGAGAGTGTATAATCACAGCTTTTATTCCTGAGTACAACGATTATGTAACGCAAAAAGGCTACCTTGCCGACTTTCAACCGCAAATATACGGCACATACGGCGGTGAGCTTCATTACAGCTCATTCCACATGTCGTTTATAGGAGGTGTATACAATGGTTGATTACACCTTACAAGACTTGTTTTATCGTCAGAATGTGAATAAGCAGTTTGTTATCACGACTGATGACGGCTCCGTGACAATCACCAACACAGAACTGCACCAAGAGAGCTTTGAACTGACTGAGAGCTTGTGTTCCGAGAGTGAACTTACTTTCGGAGCGTGTGAAGCGGCGGCGGTTAAGTTCACAATGTCGAATGTGTTCACGTCCTTGAAAGATAAGTGGATAACTGTCAAGATAATCCTTGATGGCAACAGCGATAATTCGTTCATTTTAGGGCGTTATAAAGTTGTGTCTGATAAACCTACGGCAGACCGAATAAAACGCGAGATTGAGGCTTACGATGCGTTGTACGATATGATTAACGCCGATGTGGTTGATTGGTACAATAGTATCTTGCCGACAGCGGACACTTACATCACATTCAAGACTTTTAGAGACAGTTTTTTTGCTCATTTTGGCATCACGCAAAAAGAAACTACTCTTGTCAACGATACTATGACTGTAAGCAGAAGTGTTGACACTGACGAACTTAGCGGCGGTCAAGTCCTCAATGCTATCTGCGAGATTAACGGTTGCTTGGGGCATATCGGCAGAAGTGGGCAATTCGAGTTTGTATACCTTAGCAACACGGCACCTATAATAATCAACAAGAGCTACTACACAAGTGCTGATTATCAAGACTACATTGTGTCACAGATTGACAAGTTGCAAATTAGACAGGACGAGAACGATATAGGAGCTATTGTCGGCACAGGCAGTAACACTTACGTTATTGAGAATAACTTTCTTGTGTACGGCAAGGATGCGGCGACACTAAAGGCTATTGCAACTAATATATTCGACAAGATTAAAGGCATAACGTACCGTCCGGCAGAAATAACAAGCCTCGGCAATCCATGTATCGAAGTTGGCGATGCAGTCAACTTATCAAGCAAGTATGCAGAGATAAACACTTACGTCTTAGAACGCACCTTAAAGGGCATACAAGCCCTTACAGACAGTTATACGGCACAAGGCGAACAATTACGCACCACACAGATAAACAGCTCTAATAAGTCAATTACACAACTTAAAGGTAGAGTGAACCGACTAATCCGTGATGTAGACCAGAACAAAGCGGAAATATCGAATGTTGAAGCCGGATTAAAGAATGAGATAACACAGACCGCATCGGAACTGGATGTAAAGATACAGAGTTTGCAATCGCAGATAGATGGCGAGATAACCGTCATCAACGGTCACGGAGTACCAACACTCTATAATTACCCGGCATACAACTGGGTAGCCGGTCCCAAGGTTGGCGATATACTTGTTGAGGGCACAAAGTTTACTTATTCGGATGAGGTGTATCGTAAACACCAGAGGACATTGTTTTTCGATGAGGATACGGCGACTACATACCGTTTTATAAAAAAGAATGATATGTGGATATGGGAGCCGATAGCCGACACTGAATATTCGGTGATTCAGAAGCAGATAGCAGACCTTAATGTAACTGCACAAGGAATTACTCAGAGCGTTGAGCAGCTGTCAACCAAGGTGACGAATGAGTATATCACACAGATTGATGCCAAGACACTTGTGGCGACCACAGCAGACGGAATCAAGGAAGATATATCTAAGACGTACACAACTAGGGATTATGTCAACACATTGAGTGCAGAGTTCAACAGGACAGCAGAGGGACTTACGGCACAGATAAGTGAGGTTAATAAAGCCCTTGATGGTGCCAATGAGGTCTACACCATACAAGGAACTCCGACCTTACAAAATTATCCGGCGTACAACTGGACATCGGGACCAGTGGTGGGTGATAAGCTTACGCAGGGATTGAGGTTTACTTATTCAGACACAAGCTATAAGAAACACAACAGAGCACTTGTTTATGATGAGGTTGCCGGCAAAACGTACAGGTTCATCAAGAACGGTGACACATGGGGATTTTCCGATGTTGGCGATACCGAATTTTCGTGGGTCAATAAGAAGTTAGCTGAGTATAAAGCTACGGCAGACGGACTATCTGCTGATTTATCAAAGTTCGAGACTAAGGTTAACTCGGATTACATAACCAAGATTGATGCTCAGGCGAGCATTAAGCTCTCAGCGGATGAACTGAAAAAGGACTTTAGCAAGACGATAAGCAATTACTCAACCACTACACAGATGAACTTAGCGATAAGCGAAAGCGCAGAGGGCATTATGACGAATGTAAGCAAGACTTACGCAACAAAGGGGGTTGTCAGCAGACTGGAAACGTCTATCAAAGCTACGGCAGAAGGGCTAGAAACCAAAGTGTCGAAAGACAAGCTTGTAACCGAAATCAATGCCAGTGCCGAAAAAGTATTGATTTCATCGAGCAAGCTTGATTTAAAAGGGCTTGTCACAATATCGGCATTACAAGAAAGCGGACAGACTGTAATCAATGCTGATAATATAACAACCGGAACAATTAAAGGGCGGCGACTTGAAGCGTGTGCAATGGACGGCGGAGCCATTGCAATAGGGGCAAACAACATTGTAATGAATGAAGCGGGACTGTGGGTAATAGGTGAATGTTCAGCAGACAAGCCGGCTTACCAAGTTAATAACAGAGGTGAGATAATGCAATACTGGACAGATGGTATACGCCGATTCTACTCTAACGGTTTAGGCGTGAGTGGAACATGGGTAACACATTTTGATGAATACACTGCATCATCGGATTGGTACAAGATATGCATTGCCGCTAATAATACATCAGATGCACGATACAAGAACACAATCAAAAGTCTGGACGATGAAGAACACATGGAAGAACTTTTTAATAGTCTAAAGCCATCAGCATTTTATTATAACAAAGGCACAGAATACGTGGAAACCCAAAGACACCTGGGCTTCATCGCACAAGACATTGAGAAAGCGATTACAGAAGCAGGAATCGAGGCAGACATGGCATTATTTGACCATATCAACGAGGATAAACTTGGAGTTAATAAGCAAGAGTTAATAGCCCTGTGTGTATGGCAAATACAAAAACTTAAAGCCCGCGTAACCGAGCTTGAAAAGAAAGGAGAGGTAGCATGAGTAATTATGACATAAGGGCATTCAGAAGTTCACTTGCACAGTACATCAATCAGTCGCCGATTGAAACTGAGGTAAAGCTACTTGCACTTAAGGATTTGACTACACAGTTAGAGAAAGAAGCAGATGCCGCAGTTGCCAGAGAAGCGGCAGAATTGGAAAAAGCGGCACAGTTAAGAGCTGCTAAGGAAAAAGCAACCCAAAAAGAAAGCGAGGTAGAAGATAATGGCGATTGACTATAACAAGCATAACTGGGCTTACGGCGAGGAAATTACACCTGATAAGCTCAATAACGTGGAGAATGGCGTCAAAACAAATGCAGACGCGATAAATGAGGTAAATAATAATTTAACCTCAAAGTTGGATTTCTTTAATCTGTCTAATTATGATAACTCGGGTATATTAAATTTAAGCAAAAAACAACCGTTCATGGGTTACATCGAATGGAATAGTGATAATACTCCATCTCAAGGCAATAGCTGCATGGTCTTTGGGTATAATCTTGTGGTGATAGCGATATCGAAGCCGGGCAACATCTATTCCATTAGTACAACCGAACCTTACGAGTGGGTTAAAAGAAATTGATATTATGTCAGCCCATAAACAGCAAAAATAGCTCTATCATCTTTATACTGGTTATTATCAGAGACATAATCAATTATTGATTGTACATAAAGGTGGTCACCATACACATCACAAACAGTCATTTTCCCTACAATATTGTTTGTAATAATAGTTTTGTCCATGATAATACCTCCGTATTCTGCGTATTTTGTCGATTTTTTTGGTGCGATTGAGAGTGAGTTAGCGTTGATTCTGTGTTATGCTCAACATGTTCCTAACTGGAACAACATCAAGCTTCGGCGAGGAGCGGTGTGATTGGCGTTGCACCGTTCCTTGTGCTTGATAATATCGAACTGATGTTCTATAATGGGTGCATCGCTACTGGAAAACGTGTGGATTTTGGGAGGGTTGAACTTTGGGAGAGGATATTGAGGACTACAAGCATAAGATAATCAAACTGATACAAAAGTGTAATAACATTCACTGGATAAAGACAATATATGCTTATGTAAAAACACTCTTAAAATAAAAAAAGACTGGGAGAATTAAAACCTCCCAGTTTTTCTTATCTTGTCATCAAGTCTATTAACTTCTCTAAACTATCCCAGTCACTTTCATTGAGTTTTGCTAAAGCACTCACAAGTCTATGCTTAAAATTATTTTCACCACTTTTTTGGATTTCTCCAAGCAGTTCAGCAATTTGCTCATCTTTAGACTTCTCAATAAACATATTTCCATTGCCAGTCAGCAGCCAATCTTCATTAACATTAAACATTGAACACAGCAATTTGATAGTTTGTCCAGAAAGATTTCTATTTCCATTTTCCACTAATGAAATGTAGTTTCTTGTCAATCCTAAATCTTTTCCGAACTCTTCTTGACTTTTCTTTAAGCTTTCTCTTAATGCCTTGATACGTTCGTTCATTGTCTCACCTCTTTTCTGTAATCATAATATAACACGCAATGCAAACAAAGTCAACAAAAAGTATTGACAATGCTAACAGAGTGTGCTATTGTATGCTTACAAGGTCAACAGAAAGGAGCGATTACATGAGTGAGAGAGAAAAGCAGATAGTTGAGAAGCTCAAGGATGCAATTCCCAAAATGTCAGATTTCGACAAGGGTTATATTCTTGGCAAAGTCGAGAACATGGCAGAGCAGAATCAGCAGAGCAAGCACGCAGACACAGAGAACAGCAGAAAGGAGTAAGAATGGATAAGCAGAGATACAGTATTGTAGACAGTACTGGAAAAGCTGTGATAGTCAAGAAAGATGATGACCGATACATCGGGATTGACGAACTTGCACAGCACATAGCAATGGATGTCATCGACGATTATCAGGACATTATAAATGGCGGTAAGAAGATTGAAGAAACTAACATTGAGCTGTCTATCAAAGTTCTCACCGCCATTACGCCAGTGATTGAAGCTTTTAGAAGCAAGTCTACCTACGGAAAGGGTTGATTGCCGCTTCAATTTTTGCTGATTGCGGTTTTTCAGCCGGCAGGGAGTTTATGATTTCCGAATAGTATTGGACGTACAGTTTCTTGAAATCATCTAAAGAGCCGTTATAACCGCAAATCTTAGCGGTAGCATAAGCAGACACAATTTGTTCAACTGGCAAAGCAAGTCACCTCCTTATTGAATGATAAGGAGATTATAACACAAGAAAGGAGAAGAATGAACGAGTTAATCAAAGTTGATGCTGATGCACAGGTTGTATCAGCGAGAGAACTACATGAAGCCCTTGGAGTTGAGAAAAGATTTAGTGCTTGGTTTGAGACAAATTCTCAAGGGTTCGTTGAGGGAGAAGATTTTACAGGTGCGTACCTAAAGGTACAGAGCAATCAGTACGGCGGAGAAAAGGAAATTCAAGACTATAACTTGTCTGTCGATATGGCAAAGCACATTTGCCTTATGAGCAGAACGGATAAAGGTAAGGCTTGCAGGCAATACCTTATAGACGTTGAAAAGGCTTGGAACACGCCAGAACAAGTAATGGCAAGAGCATTAAAAATTGCCAATCAGACAATAGACAGATTGAAAGAGAATAACATAAGGCTTATCGAAGCTAATGAGAGAATGAAGCCGAAAGAAATTTTTGCTGATGCTGTGGCTACGAGCAAGACTTCAATTCTTGTCGGAGACTTGGCGAAGCTGATATGTCAGAACGGCTACCAAATAGGACAGAAGCGGTTGTTTGACTGGTTACGCAACAACGGATATTTAGTCAAGAGCGGAAGTTCTTACAATATGCCTATGCAGAGATATGTTGAGCAGGGCTTATTCGAGGTCAAGGAAAGCAACGTGCAGAATCCGGACGGAAGTGTAAGGACTACACGCACGACAAAGGTTACAGGCAAAGGACAAGTTTATTTTGTTAATAAGTTTTTAGGGAGAGGAGAATGAAATGGCAATCAAAGCATACAAAGGGTTTAAAAAGGATATGACTTGCCGAGGATTTCAGTACGAAGATGGCAAAGAGTACGAAACTGATAAGGCAGAAGTGTGTAAAACAGGATTCCATGCGTGCGAGTATCCGTTAGACTGCTTTAAATATTATGCTCCTAGTGAGAGTGTATTCAATGAGGTTGAGCAGGACGGAGAAATCAGCCGCAAGGGCGATGACACTAAGCTTGCATCGACTAAGATTAAGATAGGTGCCAGTTTGAATATTGCCGGCATGGTTAAGGCAGCCATTGAATATACCAAGAGCAGAATAGATAAAGAAACCGACAGCAATTCAAACTACGGAGCTTCATCCGCAACAGGCGACTACGGAGCTTCATCCGCAACAGGCTACAAGGGAGCTTCATCCGCAACAGGCTACAAGGGAGCTTCATCCGCAACAGGCAACTACGGAGCTTCATCCGCAACAGGCGACTACGGAGCTTCATCCGCAACAGGCTACAAGGGAGCTTCATCCGCAACAGGCTACAAGGGAGCTTCATCCGCAACAGGCAACAACGGAGCTTCATCCGCAACAGGCGACTACGGAGCTTCATCCGCAACAGGCAACAAGGGAGCTTCATCCGCAACAGGCGACTACGGAGCTTCATCCGCAACAGGCGACTACGGAGCTTCATCCGCAACAGGCTACAAGGGAGCTTCATCCGCAACAGGCGACTACGGAGCTTCATCCGCAACAGGCAACTGCGGAGCTTCATCCGCAACAGGCTACAAGGGAGCTTCATCCGCAGACGATAAAGACAGCATAGCAGTTGCTTGGGGTTATCACGGCAAAGCTAAAGGAGTTATTGGTTCTTATCTTGTATTAGCCGACTGGGAAGGTGATGAAGATAATTACTGGACGCAGGAATTGTGGACGCTTAAAGGAGCAAAGATGATAAGAGTTGATGGAGATAACATCAAAGAAGATACATTTTACACAATGCGTAATGGCGAGATTGTTGAATGTAAGGAGGAGTAATGTCGATTCTAAGCAGTATCTTGTGTGCAATTTGCATTTATGTTACACCGACAGCACTCAACTACATAGAGAAGCCGATATATGGTCTTGTTGAGGAAGCGTCGGACGAATGGCAGACATTCACGCTTACAGCATATTGCGGTTGTGAGAAGTGTTGTGGGAAGAATGACCGAATAACTGCAACAGGAACTTATGCCGTTGAGGGTGTTACCATAGCGGTAGACCCTACGATTATTCCTTATGGCTCTATGGTGGATATTGAGGGAATCGGAACATTTGTTGCTGAGGACTGCGGCGGTGCAATCAAGGGTAACAGGATTGACATATATTTTGAGAATCACGCTGACGCATTGACTTTCGGTGTGTGGGAAGAATGGAGAGTGAGAGTAAGGGAATGAAGCAGCCTAAGCGACTGACAAGAGAACAGAAAATCATAGTATCTTCACATGGGCTTAATGCTAATGACTGGATGCTTGATAAGGAGACAGATTTTTATTTTTATCTTGTCGGCAAAGACGGAGACAAAAAGAAAATCATAGACAAATTTGCAAGAGGAGGAAAGCGAAAATGATTATCACAGACTTGAACGCAATGTATGTTGATGAATTGCAGATATTATGTGCAGCCGGAAACATGGAGGTTGTGATTGAGGACGGCAAGATTACAGGAGCCGTTCAGAAGGAGGACTAAGAGGAATGAATATTAAGCTTTTGAACATGAGGGTTGAGAACTTCATGTGTTACGCAAGCAAGGATTTTGATTTTTACGCCATTACTAAGCTTATGGCTAAGAACGGTGTCGGCAAGTCAACAATAGCAATCGCGTATTTGTGGTGCTTGTTTAACTGCGATTATGAGTTGAGAGATAACCCAGTTGTCAGGCGTGAGGTTGACGGAGTATCGGTTGATGATATGGACGTGTCAGTCGAGCTTGTACTGGATGCAGACGGAAAAGAAGTCACTATGAAGAAAGTGCAGAAGCGTACTTATAAAGAAGCTGTAAAAGATGGAAAAATTGTAACAACTGTCAGTGATAATAACTCTTATTACATCAACAGCGTTCCTAAGACTTTAACAGCATTTAATGAGTATCTGGGCATTAATATGAAGATGTTCAAGGCTTGCAGTAATATCAATGCTTTTCTTAGTAGAAAGCCAGATGAAATGAGAGAATATCTTTTCAGTTTAATTGAAAGTGTTACGGACTTAGATATGGCAAGGTCAAGAAAAGAGTTGGCAGAATTAGTACCAATGCTTGAAAAATACACTGTCGAAGAAATCCGCTCAATGAATAAATTGATTTCATCTGATGTTGACAAGCAATCGCCTGTTATCAAAGGGCAGATTAAGGAAAAGGAAAGAGATATTCAGATTAAGTCTGATATTGATGTATCTGACCTTGAACTGCTTAGAAACAGCCTTAAAGAGCAGATTGCTGGTTGCATTGCAAAGCAGACCGACAATGACAAGTTGTTGGCTGAATACGATAAGGCTAGTGCCGATATTCTTGATTTGAAGTTTAAGCAGGGAGATTTATCACGCAAGGCGAACGAGGAGAATATCAAGGCTAGAAGAGAGATTGAGGATAAGATTACTGACAAGAAGTTTCTTGTTAAGCAGACAGAAAAGACTATTGCCGATACCGAAAGCTGTATTGCCAGTTCAGAAAAGACCATTGAGAGCATTAAGGCTTGCTTGCAGGTGGAGCGTGATAAGTGGAAAGAAGAAAATGAGCGTAAGTTTGACGATTCAAGCCTTATCTGTCCTTATTGCGGTAATGAATATAAGGAAGATAAGAAAGAACAGTTAAAGGCTGATTTTGCAAAACATAAGGCTGATAACTTAAAGACAATTACTGACAATGGCAATATGTACAAGGAAAGGCTTGATAAGGAAAAAGCTACGCTTGAAAGTCTTAAAGCAGAGTTGCCACAGCATAAGGAAAGCCTTGAAATGCTGAATACAGCCATTGCAGACCTCGAAAAGCAGTTATCCGAACTTCCACAGGAAATTGATGTGGCAGCTACAGAGGAATACAAAGCACTTGCTAATGAGATAGCCGAAAAGGAACAGGCTATGCACAAGGCTAATGATATTTCGGCGGTCAAGGCAGAATTAAAGTCACAAGAAACAGCTTTAAGGCAGCAGTTAGCAGACTGTGAAAGCCAGATTACAAAGTCTGATACGGCAGCAGATGAACAGCGACTTGAAGAATTAAGGGCAGAACAGCGAACACAGGAACAGAATAAGGCAAATGCCGAGAAAATCCTTGATTTACTTGATGAACTGGATAAGGCAAAGAATGAAACATTGTCTGACAGTATCAATAGCCACTTCTCACTTGTTAAGTGGAAGTTGTTTGAACTGAATAAGTCTGGCGGTTACAAGTCGGTTTGCATACCTACAGTTGATGGAAAGTCGATTCTTACCACTATGAGCAATAAGGGCAACAGGATTCTTGGCAGGGTTGATATTTGCAACTCTATTCAGAAGATTAGCGGTATTACTTGCCCGGTATGGCTTGATGATGCGGAGAGCCTTGACGAGAGCAATCAAAGCAAGGTTGCACAGATGGTTGACGGACAGACAATTATGCTGATTGTGGACAGCGAATATAAGAATTTAGAGATTATGGAGGGATAGGAAGAATGAGTAAGGCGTTAGATATGGCAAGAGAGCTTGTTAAGCAGTTAGAAGAAGCTGAAAAAGCTAACAAGGTACAGCTATCGGAGCTTAAACCGGGCGAGGTATTCAAGATTGGAGAACATGATTTTATTGTGCTTGAACAGAAGAATGGAGCTACAAAGGTAATATCTAAGAACTTCATGGCAAAGGGTATTGTCTTTGATGAAGATACACGAGATTACAGCAAGTCAAACCTCAAGGAAGTTATTGAGAGCGATATACAGCCTATTATTGAAGCTGAATTGGGAGCAGATAATCTTGTCGAGCATATTGTTGATTTAACTTCAGTTGATATGCAGCATGAGTTTGAGCCTTGCACTTGCAAGGTAAGACCTATCACGTTTGATGAAGCAAGGCAGTACAATGTTTTACTTGTTAATAAGGATTTAGACGATTGGTGTTGGGCATGCACACCTTGGTCTACGGAAGAAAGAGGTTATCTGTACGAAATAGCCGCTGTTTATCCATCTGGCGATTTCAGCTACTACAGCTATGACTCCTTCAACGGCATTCGCCCAGTTTGTATCTTAAAATCTAATATCTTTGTATCGAGAGGAGAATGACAATTATGGCTACATTAACAATGGAGATGCTGCAGGAGCAGATAACCGAATTAAGCAATAAGATAGCTGCGCTTGAAGGTAATGTTAAGACTAAGGCGAGAAAGCGTTTTACTGGGTTAAAGGTCGGAGATACATTTGAGCTTGCAGGGCTTAGCTGGAAGATACTTGATATTACAGATGAGGGTTATATGTGCCTTGCGGACAGGCTTACAGACAAGATGATGTTCGACAAGACTTCTAATGACTGGGTTCAGAGCCAGTTAAGAGAATATCTTAATGCAGAATTTGTTGAGAAGATTGCTGATGAGATAGGAGAAGAGAATATCGTCTCATTTAAGCGAGATTTGCTTTCACTTGATGGGCAGACTGAGTACGGCGAATGTGAGGACAAGGTATCGCTTCTCACGTTTGACGAATACCGCAAGTACAGAAGCCTTATACCTAACACAGATGATTGGTGGTGGCTTGTTACTCCGTGGAGTACGTCATACAACAATTACGAGACAGCTACTATTGTTGTTCTTCCGTCCGGCTGTATTTGCGCTGGTGGTTGCAACGGTAGCGTCAGCATTCGCCCAGTTTGTGTCTTTTCCTCTTCAATCTTTAAATCAGAGGAGTAATAGAACATTAAAATAAATCAATTAGAAAGGTAGAAAAAATTATGGCAGAGAATACAGCAGTTGCAGAGAAGAAAGCATTTACCACCTCATTAAGTGAATGGAGTAATGCTATGACAGGCCTTATTATTGACGATTATAAGGCTTGCGGAATGGATATGGACGATTACGCTAAAGAGTGTGCTATGGAAGCCATGACAAGCATTTTTAACCTTGTTAAGAGCAATCCTAAGGTTAATATGTGCAGCCTTGATACAAGCAATTTGAGAGGCATTGTTAAGCGTTGCGCAAGCCTTAAACTTAACGCAAGCGCATATCCGAGAGAATGTTATTTTCAGTTGAGGAATGTGAACATCGGAAAAGATGCCGACGGAAAAGAAATTTGGCAGCAGCAGGTCGAAATGGGAATTGAAGGCAGTGGTTATGATTCCCTACTTACTAATTACGGAAAAGATGTCAAACAGGTTTATCCATACTGGATAGTCAAAGAGGGAGATAAATACATACCACCTAAGCACAAGGGACTTACCGTGACGGAACCTGAGTGGGAGGAGAACAGCGTTTCCGATAAGGCGGTAAGGGTTGTGTACCCTGTTAAGCTGATGGACGGAACAGTAACTTATCTCTCTGCGGACAGAGACAGTGTTAAGGTCAATCTTTTGGCTCACGTTAAACAGAATATGATGAATGAAACATTTGGGGTAATTACCGGAACAAAAAAGCAGTATAACAAGGAAGTTGCAAGAACACGTTACGATGCTACACCGGAAGAGAAAGCAAAAATAAAGGAAAAGAAGGAAGAAGTTCTCAATGCCTTAAGAGCGTGCAAGACAGTAGATGAAATGCTTGAATGCGAGCTTGCAAGACCTTTTATAAGTGGTGCTTGGCTTGATACTCCAGAGAGTATGATTCAGAGAAAAATGTGCAACAATGCCACAAGAAAGTTTCCGAAGAATTATGACCCAATGGCAAGACAGGCACAGGTTGAAATGGACGAAGTTTATCAGCTTGCACAGGCTGAGATTGACGAGAACTCTAATACAGTTGAGTTCATAGAAGATAATTCCAGTGCAACGGCGATAGAAGCAACCAAGGAGCAGTCAACAGAGCAGACGAAGTTACCGCCATTTATGACGGCAGAATAGGAGGTTATATGATTACTAGTAACAAGGGAATAGTAATGATTGACGGTAAGGGTGCGGAAATTATAGCCGATTGGGGAGTTCTAACTAAAGCGATATATGAAAAAGTGCTCCATGGTGATAAGCAGCTCTTCGACATGATACTGAATAAGGCTATTGGATGCCCTGATAAGTGCTTTACCGTTACCGATAGCAATTTTGGTGCAGTTTTAAAGGAAATTATGGAGGGCAAGCATGAGAATAATTAGTCAGGACGGAACAACAGATGTGCCATACGAGCATGTGGCGGTTATCAGGCTTAACAAGAAGATTTACTTCTTTAACAGCAACTTGATTACCGATTCACAGGCACTTGCGGAGTACTCCACCGAAGAAAAGGCATTTAAGGCTATGGAAATGTTAAGAGAGCAACATGAAAAGGTCACTTTTTTAAAAACGATAATAAATACTGAAAAAGGTGCTTCATTCGTAAGAGGTTTGTCGGAAACTGATTTTGATAAGATGACACGGAATTATTTCCAGTTCCCGAAAGATGATGAGGTGGAAGTATGAGTATGTATAAAGATATGTCCTCGATACTGATAGATGGACAGGTCGGAGATTTTAAACTTCAACATTACAAAATTTCGGATAATAACTTTTATGCAACTGTCCGATGCGGGATACCGCCTGGAGAATATGTGAGGCTCGTAAATGGATGTAGGTGTGTGATGTCTGATACACCTATGGAAAAGAAAACAAATGAAGATTTTGTTCGCAATGCACACGGAAATGTTCTTATTGGTGGTCTTGGAATAGGTCTTATCATTCTTGCAATACAGGATAAGGAAGATGTTGAACAAATAACAGTTGTTGAGAAAAATTGCGAAGTTATAGAGCTTGTCGGAAAACAGTTACCACTTAATTCAAAAGTAAATATCGTAAATGATGATGTGTTTGAATATAAGCCACTGATTAAGTATAACACGATTTATATGGATATATGGAACTATATTAATGAGGATGTTTACAACAAACAGATGAAGCCTTTGATTAGCAAATACAGGAAGTATCTAGTAACTAGGTTGGAAGATGAACATAGATATATTGATTGTTGGTGTAAAAGACAGGCTAAAAACGGAGAACGCATATGAAACTTAAATGTATCGCAACAGGAAGTACAGGTAATTCCTACACCTTAACTTCCAACAGCGGAGAAACACTTATCCTTGATTGCGGAATACCGATTAAGGAAATCAAGAAAGGCTTGAACTGGGATATAAGGGGGATAAAGGGTGTGATTATAAGTCACACCCACCTCTAGACCACAGCAAGTCATTAAACGATTTTAAGTCAATGGGAATACCTGTATATGCACCATATTTAGGCGATAGCTGTAAATCAATGAATATGGGCGGATTTACAGTAAAACCTTTTGATTTAACAACGATAGACGGAAGTTGGACACACACAAACGCAAATGGTGAGCCTTGCCCGATATTCGGATTTCTGATTACTCACAAGGAAATGGGAAAAATGCTTTATATAACCGATTGTGAGGTTGTCAAGTGGAAGTTTAAGGATATCAATCACATTCTGTTAGGTGTGAACTATGACAGGGATTTAGTTGATGCCGACAATCCGAAAGCTAATCACGTTTTTAGAGGTCACTTATCCATTGATACCGCTTGCGATTTTGTCAAGGCAAATGATTCAGACAGCTTGCAGAACGTCATAATGTGCCATTTATCGAATGAAAATGCTGATAAGGACAGTTTTATCGCCAAGATGAAAAATGCCGTAAATGGGGCGAATGTGGACGTTGCGGAACAGGGTAAGAGTTTGATTTTAAACAATCCTAGCAAGTGCCCGTTTTAGAAAGGAGTAAGGCAATGTTAGTTGTTTATATTATTTGGATTATTGGAATATTCATTGCAACAATTGGAGACTATGAAAATATTGCAGTAACCCCAAAGCAGGTATATGAATGTACGGTGTACGACAACGGAAAGCATAAAAGAGAAAGAAATTCAAATCGAGGGAGGGAATCTGATGAATGTTAACGAGGCAATAGATTATTTGCGTAGGGAACAGAGGGTAGTGTCCAAGTCGATAGGGATATTTGAGGAATTAAATTTATCTGATGTATCAAAGCATGAGTTCGTAGGCGCAAACAAAAAAACGATTGAAGCTATTAACATGGCGATTGAAGCACTGGGAGGTGGAGAAAATGAAGTCTAAGAATGGTAGCATGAGTGCATTTATTTATGGCAAGCAGACAGGCGGTAGCCGTTACGTTGGAAGCAAGAAGAAGCGTAAGACATTAAGGATTATCAAGAAGAAGGTGATATCGTGACGGAGGAAGAAGCGAAGGTGATACTTGACTGCGAGTATGAACACCATGGGGAATGTTCTATGTTTGGCAAGGCTTTGCAGATAGCATCTAACGCACTCACGAAGCAGGTACTGAAGAAGATTGTATATCACAAGCAGTCTTACGGCACACCGTACAGATGCCCGGAATGTGAAGCAGACCAAATACCGATAGACTTTTTTAATTCCGACGGTACAGAACCGAGCGAAAAATATTCGTGGTGTTGGAAGTGCGGACAGAAGCTGGATTGGGGTGATGCTGAATGAATGAGGTAAACTTAATACAGGCAAGCATTGAACAGCTTGAAAGGGTCAGCAGGTCAATAGCTTCTATCGGTGAGATTGAGGACTACACAGAAGTTGCGATAAACGCACTTGAAAAGCAGATATTGAAGAAACCGAGAAAAACCGATTCGTACAGAGGTGTATTAAAAAGAGTATATGCTTATGTATGCCCTACTTGTGGAAATGTATGTTTAGAAAAATACATGAACAAACGGCAGAATACAATGTTTTGTTGGAATTGCGGTCAGAAAATAGATTGGAGCGATGAAGAATGAATGAAGATATAATCCTTAGTGCCGAATACGGAACGGTGACTGTCGGCTGTACTAACAAAGAATGTGATATTACTATGGGAAAAGCATTTTTCACTGACGAAGAAGCTATTCGACACTGGAACAGGAGGGTGAACGATGAGGCTGATTGATGCAGATAAATTGCGAACTATATTAACTGATGAAGAATGTCCCTGTGCGTTGCAGACGGCATTAATTGGAATTATTGACGCACAACCAACCGCCTATGATGTTGATAAAGTTGTAAAAGAAATTAACGAGTGGACATTTAATGCAAATATAGATGTTGGAGATGGAACAATAATGAACCATAATCTCATTGTTAGAGACACTGCAATAAACATTGTAAAGGCAGGTGGCAATTCTTGAATAATCAGAACATAGCAAGAGCTAAGGTAATTGAGCAGGAGAATAAGAAAAGGCTGTTAAAGGTCAATCCTAAGCTTGACGAGAAGAGCGGCATCTATTTCTTGACAAGAGTTGACGAGAACTGCTTCAAGTACGCATACATCGGACAGGCGGTGCATATTCTTAGCCGATTAGCACAACACCTTGTGGGCTATCAACACATAGACCTCTCGCTCAAGAAGCATGGGTTATACGACTTCAAGAGCAATCCCTATGGCTGGAAGATAGGATTCTTGCATTATCCGATTGCCGAGCTTGATAAGTGGGAGCAACACTACATCAAGGCATATGCTGATAACGGCTACCAGCTCAGGAACAAGACGAGCGGTAGCCAAGGCGAGGGCAAAGCACAGATTGACGATTACCGCCCAGCTAAGAGTTACAGAGAGGGCATACAACAAGGCAGAAAGAACCTTGCAAGGGAATTATCCTCTATTGCAGAAAAGCACCTTAAAATCGAATTGAGAGAAGATAAGGCTAATAATAAGGTATCGCAGAAGCAGTATGAGAAATTTATGTCTCTTATGAATGGTGGTGAATGTGATGGAAATTAGACCAATAACCTTTGCGAGTGCCTGTGATTTTATCAATAAAAACCACAGACACCATAAGGCAACTGTGGGTTGTAAATTCTGCCTTAGTTTATATGATGATGAAAAACTTGTTGGGGTTGCTGTATGCGGCAGACCTGTATCAAGAAGGCTTGATGATGGAACTGTTTGCGAAATTAATAGATTATGCACAGATGGTACATACAATGCTTGTTCAATGCTATATGGAGCTTGTTGTAGGGTTGCAAAAGAAATGGGGTACAAGAAGATAATTACATATATTCTTGAATCCGAAAATGGCGCGAGCCTTAAAGCGAGTAATTTTCAGTGTGATGGAGTTGCAGGAGGTACGCATTGGACTGGAGAAAGAAATAAAGGTCAGGATATACCAAGAGAAATGAAAACAAGATGGAGCAAAGAGTTATGAGAAGTTTATGGATTTATTGAAAGTGGGTGGAAGTGATTGAATAAGCCTATATTAGATGTTTGCTGTGGGAGTAAGATGTTTTATTTTGATAAAGAAAATTCTAATGTATGCTTTATGGATTGCAGAGAGTTAGAAGATACTCTTTGTGATGGTCGTAAATTAAAAATAAATCCGGATATAGTAGCAGATTTTCGGAACATTCCATTTGATGATAATACGTTTTCCATGGTTGTGTTTGACCCTCCGCATTTGTTAAAAGTTGGTGAAAAATCTTGGTTGGCCAAGAAGTACGGAAAGTTATCTGATACTTGGCCACAGGATTTAAAGCAAGGATTCGATGAATGTATGAGAGTTCTGAAACCATGCGGAACATTGATTTTTAAATGGAATGAACAGCAGATAAAGTTATCAGAGATATTGAAAAATATAGATTACAAGCCTATATTCGGGAATAAAAGAGCTGGCACGCATTGGCTTGTGTTTATGAAAGTGGGTGATGATAATGCTGATTCCGAAAGTTGAAGCCAAAGAGTTTAAAAAATTCGGATTTAAGAAATGCAAGGGCGAATATGGTAAGCAGGGCTGTTATTACTTGTGCGTATCAAGAGGCGTAAAAATGCTTTTTGTGAGTGATGTGTATTTTGGTATTAATGACTGGGATGATAACGACCCAAGAATCCACAAAGACGCTAATTGCAGATACAGAGACCGCAGGACATATCTTGATATTATTTATGAGTTAATCAAGGCAGATATGCTTAAAAGTGATTGTGTGAAAGTAGGTGAGAACTAATGAGCGGTGGCAGTTGGAACTATTTGTATGCAGAAGAGATTGACGACCTCATGCAGTACAGAGACATTGAATTGCTGGAAAAAATGGCTGATTATCTCAATCAAAACGGATATGAAGATGTAGCAAAAGATACAAGGCGGTTAGTTGAATATATCAAATCAGCTAAAATAAGAGTGGAAACACTCTTTGAAATGTTAAGCCCTATTTTTAAAGCTGTTGAATGGTGCTGTAGTGGGGATTGGTGCAAAGATAGAGTTGATAAGGCAATAGAAGAATATAGGAATGGAAAGGGTGATTCAGAGTGAATTTGCTTGAATGTTATGTAACAAACATAACTCACGAAGAACCGATTGAAAAGAACGGAATGTTATTTTTCAAGGTTGTATGTGATGTTGATTGCTATGGTAACAAAAAGATTCAGACAGAAGTTTTACTTTCAGAAGATGATTATGCGGAAGTGAAAAGCAAAGGCTATTATTTGACTTAAAAAATCAAAGAAAGGAATAGGTTGTGCGCACATAAAACCGAGGTTTCCTTTTGGCGATGAAATGAATAAGAAGAAAATTAAATGTGAGATTTATCGTGATTCTATGCAGAATTACAAGAAATATGCAATACCGCCAGCACAACTTATTATAGCTGATGTACCATACAATGTAGGCACTAACTTTTATGGTAGTAATCCGATGTGGTACAACGGCGGCGACAATAAGAATGGAGAAAGTAAGCTTGCTAAAAAGGCGGCATTTAACTCTGACTTTAACTTTAATCTGTATGAATACTTCCATTTTTGTTCAAAGATGTTGAAGAAAGAGGATAAAAAGAATGTTGCTAGGGGCAGAAGTAGTGACAGCCCTTGTATGATTGTGTTTTGTGCATTTGAGCAGTTACAGACACTTATTGCGGCGGCGAATAAACACGGATTTGTGCATTATATACCGCTTGTGTTTTGCAAAAATTACAGCCCGCAGGTGCTTAAAGCTAATATGCGTATCGTAGGGGCTACAGAATATGCGCTTGTTTTGTATCGAGATAAACTTCCTAAGTTCAGAAATGGCTTACAGGTTGATGAAAACGGAAAAAATATCAGAGGTACAGGGCATATGGTATTTAACTGGTTTACTTGGGATAAAGACAGTAAGGATATTCCTAAAATTCATCCTGCACAAAAGCCTGTGTCAGTATTAAAGAAACTGATTGAGATTTTTACAGACGAGGGGGATGTGGTTATTGACCCTTGCTGTGGAAGCGGTAGCACGCTAAGAGCCGCCGCAGAACTTGGCAGAAGTGCATACGGATTCGAGATTGACAGGAACTTTTACGAGCGTGCTAAAAATGAAATGCTTGTATTTCCGAAAGACCCACAAATGAATATTGAGGATTTTATCGGAGGTGCGGAATGACACAGGACGGACAGCTTGAATTGACTGATTTTTTATGTAAGAGGATTGAAAACAAATCCGTTATGGATTTGACAGCTTGGATAAATAGTCAAGGCAAGGCACAGTATTCACGGATTGGCGAGGTTATAGAAGAAGTTTACAATCGTGAAAAAGATAGTGGAGAACTTATTGCTAGGCTTACAAATGCAGTATCGGTATATGTTCTTAATCAATCTATGGGATATATGAATTATTTGCGAAAGGAAAGTGAGTAATGACAGACGATACAAAACAGGAAATACAAATAGTCCTTGGTTTGCTAAAAGGTAGTCTTACAAGGAATGGCGTGTCAATGGGATTCGATAAAGAGAATCATACATTGGTATTCTTTGACACGAATACGTTTTTAAAAAGTAAGAAAATGGACGGATTTAGGGTTAAGTTAGAAGATTTAGTGAGATAGAAAATCAAAAAGGAGCGGAATATGGCAGACAAGAGAATGTTCAGCAAAAAGTTAATAGATTCGGATGCGTTCCTTGATATGCCAATATCGGCGCAGGGTTTATTTTTCCACTTGTGCATGAGAGCGGATGATGACGGTTTCGTGGATGCACCTAAGAGGATTGCAAGGGAATGTCAAGCGTCAAGTGAGGACTTGCAGATGTTGATTGACAAGCGGTATATTCTGACGTTCCCTAACTCTAACGTCATTGTAATTAAGCATTGGCGGCTACATAACACCATACCTAAGGACAGATATAAGCCAACGCTGTACACGGAGGAGAAATCGCAGATAGGTGTTAAGCCTAACGGAGCCTACACAGATGACCCGGCTAAGATGGTGAGTATGAGCACAACCCAAAGCTCAACACCAAGGACAAAGAACACGTTTAACAAGTTTTCACAGAGAGGATATACGGACGAACAATTCAAAGAGATGGAGCGAAAAATAATGCAGAAAGGAGATAAAGATGGTGGCTAACGAAATATATTATAAACGCAAGGCGAATCACGAATGTACATACTGTGGAGCTAAACTGCCAGACAATTACAAGCTTTCAAGGTGTGAGAATTGCTTGAAAACTGACAGTGAAATGACTAAATACGCAAGGAAAATGGCAATAAAGGCAGGACTATGTACAATATGCAGGACAAGGAAAGCGCGCCCGGGTAGGGTAACTTGTGAACTATGCGGACGAAAGAAATCAGGCGAGGTTATGGCACGACGAAAGCGGCTCAAAGCACAAGGACTATGCACTATGTGTGGGAAAGTACCACACACAGAAAGCTCCTGCCTATGCGAGGAGTGCAAAATCAAATGGAGGGGGTATAACTATTGATGGCAACGACAATAGCGTTTTTGGCTGGAACGATATTATCAACTATGGCAACATTCCTGATAGTAGGAGCAAGCAAAAACAATGCGATTATTGAAGCATACGAAGAGGGCTACAGAGATGGGCTAAATGTAGCCGGAAACGGAGTAAAATATGACGAGGTTCGCTGACAATCTTCGGGTGCTTATGGCACGGCAAAAGGTGTCACAGTTTAAGCTTGCCAGTGATTTAGGCTTGTCTCAGGCACAGGTGAGCAAGTATTTATGTCGCAAGGCATACCCTAGACCGCATACGTTAGATAAGATAGCAACGTACTTTAGTGTGAGTGTTGATGAACTGGAATGCGAAAGAATGTGAGGAATGACGGACAATGGCTAAGAGCGACAAGAAGATACACGAATATAGAATGTCGGGTGCGGTGTGGATATTAGATATTGCACAGAAATACGGCATTGACGAAGCAGTTAAGGAGCTGAAGCAGAGGAACGCTGAGTTTATTCCGCTTGAAGTATCACATGAAGAATTAGAAGCATGTACACGAAGAATAAAGAACAATGTTGTTGATTCTATATGCTTGTTATCGGCAGTCACGCTTCGAGATGAGTTTGATTTTGGACCCGTAAGGTTAAACCGATTTATCGACAGATTTAATGTCAAGGCGGAGTGCCTTGCTGATGACGATGTGAGCTGGGCTGACATGAGGCAAACCATGCGTGAGGAATGCGGGTTAGACTTTAACTGGAGAAGAGGGGAAGGAGAATAGGAGGAATAATGGCTTATGAAGCTGTCGAAGCTGACTAAGCCGGAGCTTGATGCAATTATTAACAACGCCAATTTCACAGAAGAAGAGATTGAAGTTTTTAAACTTCTTGCAAGAGGTAAAACGATAACGGAGATTGCACAGCAAGTATCGGTATGCAATCGGACGGTGAACAGGCGGATTAAAAAAATTAAGTCAAAAATCAGCAGATTGGAGGGGTAATCATGGTGATTGTGACACGAAACGGCAAGGAGATTAAGACGGGCGAAATCAAATTGCCGGACAAGACTAAAGAGCTGATTGCATCAATAATTGACAATCAGTAAGCATAAGAGTAAAATGTGCCGTAACGCGATAAGTACGGCACATTCTTTTTTAAGAGGAGGTTAAACGATGGAATGTGTTGCGTACATGAGAGTATCAACGGAGAAGCAAGCCGAAGAAGGCAACGGACTGGAAAGCCAAAAAAGAGATATTCTCGACTACTGCTCCAAGAATGAGCTGATTGTGACAGATTGGTATGTTGACGATGGTTACACCGGGGCAAATATGAACCGCCCTGAGCTTCAAAGGCTTGTTGCCGACTGTAAGCATAAGAGAATATACTGCGTGGTGGCTTTTAAGCTCGACAGATTATCAAGGAATATGATTGACGGTCTATATATGATTGAGAAGATATTCCAACCGAACGGCGTACAGTTCAAGTGCGTCCATGACAGCGTAAGCTATGACAGCCCAATGGAACAGGCGTATACTCAGATGATGGCGGTTTTTGCACAACTTGACAAGAATACAATGATGTTGCGTATGCGTGGCGGTATGCTTGAACGTGTCAAGCAAGGTTACTGGTCCGGTGGTGGCAACTTGCCTTATTGCTATTCTTACAACAAAGAACAAGGCATATTAATACCCATTCCAGAACGAGCAGAACAAGCAAACAAGGCACTTGAACTTTACATAAGAGGATATTCGGACGTAAAAATCTGTAAAATATGTGGGTATAAAGGTGAGAAAGTTGTCAGGCAGATACTCACAACACCAGTAAATGTCGGTATGATACCATACAAGGGCAAGATATATCAAGGTTTGCATGAGCCTATATTCAACAAGGAGCAGTTTGAACTTGCGCAGCAGTTGAGGAAATCTCGAAGTCTTAATAAGGCAAGCTGCATAACTGAACCGAACTTATTGACAGGCTTATGTTATTGTGGTGTGTGCGGATGTGCCATGCGATATCAGAAGTGGACACATGGAAAGCACAAGATATATTGCATGTCGAGGAATAAGGCTATGTCTTATCTGCCAAACCACAACCCGGACTGCAATAATTCGCTTGAATGGGCGGATGATATAGAGGGGCAAGTTGAGAAAGAAATGCTCAAAATATCGCTTGACTTATCATCGTACAAGCCTAAGGAGAAGGAAACAAAGCTTGATATTATGCAGTCGCAACTCGACAAGGAACAGGCAAAATTGAAAAGGCTTTACGGCTTGTATGCGGATGGCAACGATACAGTGCTGAGCATGATTAAAGAGCTTGAAGGAAATATATCCGCGATTAAGGAGAACATAGCAGAAGAACGGAAAAACTTTTCCGTCAAGCAGAAGAACACTATCGTATATGATGAAATAAAAAAACTTGCCGATGTTTGGGACAGCATCGACAAGAAGCAAAAAAATATGATACTAAAAACTATAATTGACAAGATAATCATTGTCAATGGCAATATTGAGATACAGTTAAAGAATTTTTAGCACTTACTGTATGCGGTGCCTATGGCAGTATGCTAGTGCTAATGCCGTATTTATCGCGTTTTTTCAAAGAGAAAATTGAACATTTGTCGCTTTTATGTCGCCAAGCTGTCGCTTTAGGCGGCTTTTTTTATGCCAAAATATAAGCAAAAGGAGGGATAACCGATGTTGTCAGATAAGGTGATTGAGAAGATTTTCGCAAAGAAAGAAATCCAAAAATTAGACCTGATGACGGTATCTCTTATTATTCACGCAGTTGGCGAAGCTATCGAGGAGGTAGAAGAAGAAAATGCAAATGAACAGTCCTCAATACAACAATCCTTATAACATTCCGAGCTGTTATCCACAGCAGTACACAGGTTATCCACAATACTTACAGCAAATGCAGGCGGCAAGGTATCAGCCTCAAGAACAGACACTGGTACAGATGCAGGGAACATATCAGCAACAGCCAGTAGGTATCAATGGGCGAATGGTGCAGTCTGTTGAGAACATCAATGCTAATGAGGTTCCTATGGACGGCTCGATGGCATTTTTCCCTAAGCAAGATATGTCGGAAATATACGTCAAGGGTTGGAACGCTGATGGAACAATTAAGACGATTGTGTATAAGCCCCAAATAGACAATAAATCTGTGCAAACGGTAAATACTTCACTTGATACGGAAAAACTCAAAATTGACCTGTCAGAACAAGCCACAGCAGGCATTATGCAACGCTTTGATGACTTATCGGCGAAGATTGAGCAGTTGGAAAACAAGGTAGCTTTAGGGACGCAGAGAAAAACTTCGCAATCGCAAAGCAAAAAGGAGAGTGACGAGGCATGATGAACCCAATGCAATTAATTCAAATGATGCGTGGCGGCAATCCGCAGCAGTTTTTACAACAGATGATGGGGAATAACAGCGTAATGAGCAACCCTATGGCTAGAAACGCTATGCAGATGGCTCAAAAAGGAGATTCCAAGGGCATAGAGCAGATGGCTAGGAATTTGTGTCAAGAGAAAGGTTTAAATGCCGATGATGTATTTAATCAGATAAAAAGCAGATTTAATAATTAGTAGCATATTAGATGTCTTTGCAAATTACCTGGGTGACATCTTTATGAATAAATTAATGGAGGTAACTAATATGTTTAATTCAAATTGTGCCAGTGTACCACTTGTAGCAAGCATTGACGGCAACAGCAATAACAATGGCTGGGGAGATGGCGGATGGCTTTGGTTCATTGTCGTAATCTTTGCAATATTTGGTGGCTGGGGCGGTGGCTTTGGCGGATTTGGCGGTAATGGTGGAGCATTACAGGGATATGCGACACAGGCTGATATTCAGAGAGGCTTCGACAATTCGGCAGTTATCAGTAAGTTAGATGGCATTTCCAACGGACTTTGCGATGGATTTTACGCTATGAATAACAGTATACTCACAGGCTTTAACGGCATTAACACAAATATCATGCAGACAGGCTATGGCATCCAGCAGGCTATTAACGCTGATACAGTTGCTAACATGCAGAATACCAATGCTTTACAGGCACAGCTTGCTAACTGCTGCTGTGAGACGAGAGAAGCCATCCAGGGCATAAACTACAACATGGCAACCAACACCTGCGCTTTACAGAACACAATGAACAATAATACAAGAGATATTATTGACAGCCAGCAGGCAGGAACGAGGGCTATTCTTGATTATCTCTGCAATGAAAAAATCTCTAGCTTACAGGCAGAGAATAACGACCTTCGCAGAGCAGCTTCACAGGATAGACAGTCAGCGTTGCTCACTACTGCAATGTCAGCACAGACACAGCAGATTATCAATGCTGTAAATCCTACAGCTATTCCAGCCTATGTTGTGCCTAATCCTAATGCTTATGCTTATGGATGTGGTTGCAATACAGGATGTAGCTGCTAAAAGTAGCAGCTACGCAAAAATGAATAATTGAGTATCTTAATTGAGTTTAACTCGATTATGTCTGCTATGCAGTATTACGTTGGTACCGACATTGATGTCGGGAGCATGGGGCAGACTTGTATGGTTTGCCCTTATTTTTTAGAAAGAGAGGTAAAGACAATGGAAATTACAGGAATCGCATTACAAACAGTTGCTGCTGGCGAGGATGTGGCATTTACAGAAACACCAGTTTGCGGTAGTAAGTGTATCGTACACAGACAGGGAAGTGGAATTATCAAGTTAAGAGGTATTACAAATCAGTGCAAGGCTAGATTTTTAGTATCGTATTCCGGCAACATTCAGATACCTACAGGTGGCACAGTAGAAGCTATTTCACTTGCCATCACAGTAGATGGAGAGCCTTTACAGTCTACAAAAATGATAGTTACTCCGGCAGCAGTCGAGAATTTATTTAATGTATCGGCACAAGCATATGTTGATGTACCTTGCGGCTGTTGCAGTACAGTAGCAGTGCAGAATACATCTACACAGGCTATACAGGTTCAGAACAGCAACTTAATTGCTGTCCGTGAAGCGTAAGGGGGTGTGAGTATGCACATTGAACGTATGCACAGAATGATTGAGTGCTTGACTGAGAAAGCACTTGCAGAACTTGAAAACGGCACAGAACATATCGACACAGAAGAATACTCTAAGGTTATCGACATGATTAAGGACCTGAACGAAGCAGAGTACAAGGCTGTTATCGTTAAGTCTATGAAGAAAGCTGATGAGGAAGAGGAAGAGTATAACAAGGAACTTCTTAGAACCTTAAAGGATGAATATGGCGAAGAGGGCGGCAGAAGATACTATGATGAATACCGCTACATGCGTACTGGCAGGTATGCACCAAAGGGCAAGGGCAGTTATGTAGGCAGACGCGGTTACGAAGAACCACCATACTGGCACAGATACCCGGGCGATATGACAGATATGGATTATGACAGCATGGAGCGCATGAGAGACATGGACAGATTGAGCCGGGGAAGAATGTATTACACCGACATGTCAGATCGCATGGGGATGATTGACCAGCCGAGAAGCGGCAGTTCTACGGAACGTGATATGCGCGAGGGCAGAAGTGGCATGAGCCGCAAGCATTACATGGAGACTAAGGAACAGCACAAAAGCAATACTCAGCAGGACAAGGATGCCAAGATGCAGTCACTCGATGAATACATGAAAGAGCTGTCAACAGACTTGACCGACATGATAACCGACATGACACCTGAGGAGAGGTCACTTATGAAGAGCAAAATGTCAATCTTGTTGACTAAGATGTGATTTATGAGGTAGGGGCAGAAATGCTCCTACCATTGTGAGGTATAATATGTTTACAATCAACAGCATTAACTGGAACTTAATATTTGTCAATAATTCAAGTCCTGACTTATTGCGTTCAGACGGCACTACAAGCCTTGCTGTGACCGATTGGAACCGCAAGAATATATTTGTATCACTCGCACCAAAAGGGGCTTATCTGAGGCGTATAATCGCTCATGAGCTATGCCATGCGTTTTGCTTCAGCTATGACATATCAATGCCGATTGAGCAGGAGGAATACCTTGCCAACTGGATAAGCTTGTACGGCACTGATTTGATTTATTTGCTTGATGGTATTATGTCAAGTTTATCACGGAGGGCAGTATGACAGCGGAACAGTTATTAGAGTACATCCGGAGAACTAACCCGGAAATGACAATGGAGCGCATGATATACGAGCTTAGCCAAAGCATATATACGGCTAAATCTGTGATTTTTACGGCGCAAAATCAAGTTGAAAAATAATTCAAAAAAAGTTGTTGACAAATTGTGTGACTGGATGTATTATACTAACATAATTTCTACTTCAAAGTAGATTAAATTAATTAGGTCTAAAGAGTTGACCTAACACAGCGAGGCTAAATGCCTTGCTTTTTTGTTTACAAAATATAATGCAAAAATTTTCAATACTCCCTATTTGTGAAAATGAAAAATAAAAAATCGAAGTCAAATTCTTGTGAAATTTGGCTCCGATTTAGTGTCATTTTGTCTGATTTTCTCGATATTTTTTTTCAAAAAATTTTCATTAAAATTTTCGGGTCAACATTTTTGGTACGCCCCTATGTCCTAAACGCAAATTATGAAAACCGATTTCAAATTTTCACAAAATTTGGTTCAGATTTGATGGCAGTTTTATTGCTTTTTGGCTTTGCGTTCTATTATTCCGGGTACGCTAATGCCAAGATTGAGCCGTTCTATAAGCACAACCAAAGTATACAACCCGATGTCATCGACTTTACGCTTGACATATTTATATAATGTCGAATGTGATACCCCTGTAACGGCTTCCATCCGCAAATAAGTATAGCCTTCATTATGTAGATCGATTATCGTGTCAATGACATTATCAAATGCTTGCCGAGCCATAAGCTCGGACTTTTCACTATCGAAGCCGTAAATTCTATAATATATCTTCATGTAAACGGCGTAATCAGGTGTTTTATTATAATATAAATAGCTCTGCAATGTACGGAATTTAACGCCTATACTTTCCGCAAATTCATAAATTGTAACATTTTTATTTTTAATACTATCTTGCAGAAAATTCTGCACTTTCAATGAAATTTCTTGTTTTGTCATTGCTTAAATCCTTTACTAAAAAGTTAAACGCAAATAGACAAGGCAAATTACTGCCTTGTCTAAAAATTATAATAACTCTTTTCTCATCTCCTCCTCATCGAGTTCCTCCAGCGTATCTACATACACAGCCAATGTATCTGTGTCGTTGGTCTGAGCCCAAACCACATCCTGCCCATTCCTGCATGTGCATAATGAGATGACATCATGGTCAATCTCATATTGAATGTCGGAATCCGACATGTCGTCGGTGCTGTGAGGGAATATTGCCTTCCATATCGCTTTCTCTTCCTGTTCAGTTACTTCACGATCTTCATACCATTTTAAATTCATGTTAAAACCTCCCTTAAAATTATAATGTAAATTATTTTGTACCCGCCGGGTACTGGAAGCAAAATTTTAAAGTCCGAAATCAAATTTTGCTCAAATTTGTGTCAAAAATCATTCAAATTTTATCTGCAACAGCAGAAATTCACGCGTCAATTACGACCTTGGCGGTCATTTTGCCGCCAAACTGTCAATGCGATTATACTACGGACGTGCTGAACGTGTCAACGGTGCAGAACCTCCTCCCTTGTTAAATTTTCAAGCCACAAAGCGGAGCTGATACCGCCGCCCGGTAATGAACCGGGGGCATTCTCTGCGGCGGCTAATTCAAACAGTTTTCAATATCTTTCGCAAGGTGCGGAAAAGCTTTTTCTATGTCTTGTACGCTGTCGGCATAATAATCACCAACAATTTTTCCGAAAATGCGAAGATTTCCGAAATAAAACCCGCCTAAATCATTAAAATATATGTCTAATCCTGTCACCTGTTCCGGCTTGTCTCCGTACCACATATCAATATTTGTTTTTCCCATTTCCATTTCCTCCATATTCTAAAATTTCCCGGTTATTCCGGTAAAAGCAAGCCGGGGAATCGAACCCCGGAAAAGCCGACCTTGCCTAGTCTGCTAAAATCTGCCGTGCTAAGTTGAACACATAAAGTCTATTATGATTGTGACGTTTAAAATCTCCATTTTCAGCAATCACACGCCCGCTATTTGGGTATTTAAGGCTTAAAACGGTCAAATACTTGTCTAGCAGTTCATCCGGGCATTTTAGGCACTCTATAGCGTTTTCTATCTCGTCTTTCTTGCTGTTATAATAAATGCCCTCGATTTTCACCCCTTTGGTGTCCTGAAGCTTTTCGAATTCCTGCATTAACTCTGTTTTTGTCATAAAAAAACCTCCTAAATTATAATGTATTTTTTTTGATACCCCCC